TAAGTTAGCGCTTATGGGAGTGATCCCCGCCACTCTTCGTGTGTCTGGTAACCTCAATGCACCCTTTTCTCCCCAATAGTGTAAAACACAATGAAGTAGAAGGAGTTATTTCACATCATGCAAAGATTCAGACCATATCTCCCAATAGCCTTCGCGACATGATGACTTTCAGAAATATCTAGCTGTTAACAAAATTCCATACTTGCTTCGCTAATACCACCTAGATTATATATGGAAAAATACACCTAAAACTTAAACAAATTATATCCACAACAAACATCCATCTATTAGGATTAAAATTAATTTAATAATAAATAATACAACACCGGTTCATTTTCTAACAAACCGGTGGGCACCATTATTGGAATAGCTTACTGATTACATTAAAAACATTAAGGGCGTTACTTGCCACACTAGACATCTTGGCTGAATTTTTTTCGATTGAGTCAAGAACACTTTCGACTTCCGATAAAGTTCTTCTGCTATCTGCATCTTTTCCTGAGTCTATCGCATCTTTAATTGCAGATATAGCAGACTCTAAATTCTCCTTAAACTCACCTGTCGTCTCATCCTTCAAGAGAAGTTCTAACTCTTGTTTAAGTTTTTCCAATGATGCTCTTTTCTCATCAGTTTTACTAATCTTCCCTGAATAACTGACACAAACACATTCTCTTTTATTGCAGACAGGACAACCATTTAGATAATAACTTTCAAACGCCTCGCCAAGATCATCATCTTTAAAAATAATCCCCCATAAAGAAAACAACCAAGCATATATATCAGCACACTCTTCATGAAGATTTTCTTTGTTGTAATTTTTATCTTCAATTGATTTAGCATAAGCCTCTTGCAACTCACCCAACTCTTCGAATAACCTGGATGAATGATAAAACCCACCAAAAGTAGACCAAATGGTTCTATTCGACGGATAGATGTCATTAATCATTCGTGGCGCATAAGGCGGAAATTGCATAGGTTTAATAGCGTTATATTTATTGAAAAGCTCATCTTTAATTCCTTTTGCGCTTCTTATTTTCTCTGGCTTTCTGTGTGTTTGAGAACAGGAACAAGGCGCCCCTAAGCAATAAGGACAGCAACTAGGAAATTTTTTATAAAATGCTTCCTGTGGTTGTATTTCAAGTTTATCACAGATTGCAAAAAGCCAAGACAATGCTTCTATATAGGTATTTTTTAATAATTCTTTATCCTGATTACCATCACGAATAAACTCACGTGTTAAATAAGCTGTTTTCCTTGTCAGATAAGAGTACATATACTCAAATGATTTTTCTTCATTTTTTTTGCTGTAAATACCTACAATAATATTGCTCATATCATTGATACGTAACATGACATTCCTCTTAAATAAGCCAATACTTCCTAGAACCATATATGCTTCGACAAAGATTAACGGACATCTTGCCTTCACAAACTTTGACGCTACATAAATTTAACCATGTGCATACTAAATATTTAAGGTAGAAAAGTATAGGAGTATTTATTAATAGGTAACTGTTAGTTTACACTCACTTCATACCAGAGTATTTACAAGATGTTATTTTACTCTATTCGCTAGGCGGTGGAATGCGGTTGTATCAAGGGGAGGTAAACCTCCCCCGAAGAAGATTAAAAGTACAAGGGATAACACTTAATCCCACTCAATCCAGTTGTAGACGATACGAAGTGACGGGCGCACAGCGGCAGTCACATCTTCGGTACTAAAGTCGATTGCATCACTGTAGATTTTGCAGTCCAACATTTCAATTGTTGTAGCAGCTTTTGTCACAGCGTTAACCCCGGAAGATTTGGATTCAGGGGTAGCAGCCATCGTGATATCAACATAGTCCTTCGCCGCAATGCGATCTTTAATGAACTGAAGAATATCGCCTTCGATAGTCTCCACGCACTGGACCTGGATTTCCCCAGAGTTTCGAATTGGACCGTGCTGGTTGAACTTCACACCATTCGGACCATAGTCCTCCACATCCTCGCGGGTCATTTCAGGAATTTGCGACGTGCGAACCAGTACGCTGATATCTTCATGGCCTGCAAAAGTGAGCTGGAATTCAGAAGATACCAGTCGTTCGCCTTTGGCCGCGTTGGCAGTATAGCGGCCCTTAATAAATTTACGGTTTCCCTTAGTGTTATTGTGCCCCATATAAAATCCTTTTACTGGAACGCCCGAACAATATCGGAGCTGTTATATATCGAAGAACCGGTCAACTGGAGGTTGACGGTGTTTTTCAGGAAATGCCCATTGCTGTCCCTGGGTGCATCGAGATCGAAACTTATGTCCTGGATAGCGACATCAATGATGTTGATCCGGCGACCAATGTTTAGCGTCACACGCTCCGGGATTCGACCACCAATACTGGCATCTTTAAGTTCCGGGCTAATCATCGCTGACAATGCGGCGATAGCTCCTGAAACCTCCGTGAATGGGTCAAACAAAGCGATGAAAGTTACTGGCAGCGTGAAAGTCGGCGGTGTTCCCCCCTCCCAAACCATTAAGCTGTTCCAACGGGCCACCGACGTTGTTTCAGTACCAACCTGCGCAAAACCACTGAAAGCACCAGCAACAGACCCCATGGACATACCGGTAAACGGCGCTTCCCAATTCTGGGCCATGTTCATTGCTGCCCCCTGGCTGATATATCCGGTAACCTGGTACTGAGAGTTCGTTAAAGTAACTTTCAGAAATGGCGATACACCATCAGCCTGGCTGTAAACCCCATAAGGTATAGGTGCCATTCAAGTTAAAGGCCGGAGTTCTCCGGCCTCCTCCTTTAGCCAAGGCGCTTACGGCGCAGTTTCATTGACTTTTTGCGGGCAAGTTTTGCCGCGCCGGTCTGGGCTTTTCGACGCGCTTTTTTCAGCGCCGATTTTTGAGCCGCAGTCAGACGTTTTTTCCGCAGGCGTTTACGGATGAGTTTGATCTCACCGTTACGAACAACCTTCTTAAATGCTTCAGTCAGCATTTCATCAGAAGTGCCAGCAACAACAAACGCCGCTTCCAGTTCGTCGCGGTCGTCGCTATCTAAACCAGCGATAGAGGCACCAACATCAGCAGCAGCGTCGTCGTCTTCATCGTCAGCCAGTGCTTCGATCATGTCATCATCTACACCGCATGCTGCGAGGAAGTCAGCAACATTTGCCCATGCTTCGTTATAGGCATCGTCCTGTTCTTCTGTAACTTCGGAGTCGTCGTCATCAGAGATACCAGCGATAGCCTGAATGAAACCATCAAGGGAGTCGAAAGTCAGATCACCGCTATCAGCCCAGGCGAAAACGGCGTCGGCCGCATCACTCAACGCATTCTGCATCGCACTTCGATTTGCAGCTTCCAGAATCATCTGGTGCGCCTGTTCAACGGTCCATTCTTTACCGTCTTTCTCTTCCAGGATTTGCTCAGGAGCCGGATCAGATGGAACGTTATCGTTAGTCTGTGCCGCCGGTTCCGGATTATTATTAATAACCGGATCTGTTGGCGGTTCGGCGCTTGCTCGGGCAGACTCCATCAGCTGCACAGGATCAGAGTTCAAAGCGAAACGGGACAGTCCATTCCCCAAAAATGCCCCGGATTGAAAAAAGTTTTTGCTCATTGTATTCCCTTACTTAATAAGCAGCGGTACGCCCTGGATACGACGGGCTACGCCAGTCGGGCAGCAGGCCCAGACTGCTTCCCATTTATCGAATTCCGCCTGCGTAACTTTCAGCACATACGGTTCTGTACCGTCAGCATCAGGATCACGAGGAGCCACCAGAGCGCCGGAGGCGACAAAGCGATCTAAAAGTTTGGTCATCCCTTTAGTCAGACCAGCCGCAGTAATACCGTCCGGGCTATGCTTCATCTGTCGGGCTAACTGGACAAAGAAACGGCTGATTGCATTCATCAGGGATGGGACGTGCTGGAAGTGCAGATAGTTATCCTGCGTGCAGCAAGTTAAAGCATCGTCGATGATCATCTGGCCAGAGGTGCCAACAGATACTTTATTGAGACGGCCCTTGACCATTGCTTCTTCGTCCGGGGTATCTTCCGGATACAGCGGTTGAATTGACGCACGAGCAATGACGGCACGTTCTTCACCAGCCGGTGAGTAATGCCAACCGCCGACATCAGAGTTTTTCTTGACGCCACGAGCTTTCGCCGCATACGCCGAGCCAGACAGACCGAAGACCACACGGGATTGGGTCCATTTGTCTTTGCAGGAGAACGGGAAGTGATAGACAGCACAGCTTACATAATCGGTACCAAGTAAACCGGTATCTTCAACAGCAGAGATCGCTTCCGTGTACGTCAATGTCGGTTTGACATCAAAGAAGCCATCAATCAGGCGATCTGCACAGATTTTACCTAATGCGGTGATAGCCGCATTGTCATAGCAGCCCAAGCCAAGAACAGCGGTGTACATGTACGGCGCATTGTTCAGCACTTTCACCGCACGCAGGTACGCAGCGGTTGAGATTTTCGACTGATCACCGTTGGTACCACCAGTGAACGCCAACGATTTTTTGTTTGTTACTTTCGCTGTAGAAATCAGATCTTCATTAACAACCGCGCGCAGATATTTAGAACGGGCTTCCAGAGCCGTAGGCAGATAACACAAGCGGCCCATGTCATCTTTCGCTTCTTCCGCCAAAGACACAGTGTGTGTCTCCAGGGTCGTTACCACACCGAGCGAAGTCGTCTGGGTCAGTTTTAAGAGGAAGCGTTCATTACCCGCGCTGTCCGCTGTTGCCGTTTCGATGGTTAACTCACGGGTAGGTGAAATACACGGATCACCATCATCAACGTAGATAGCAAAGGCTTCGCCGCTATCAAGTTCAATTTCAGAACCATATGGCAACGCACTGTAAGCCGGTTCGCCTGATTCATCGAACATAATAATCGGGAACTTCGCATCATCCGGAACAGCACGGACAACATAACCAGACGTTTGCTGAATAGCTTCGTACACATGGCGAATTGGTTCGAACTGTGAGCCGGAAGACGGCTTCAGCGGTTCGCCGAGAACATCTTCGTAATTGGACTCAGTAACCGCAAGAACAGTAAACGGCTTGCCACGCGCAAATACGCCAATACCAGCCCACAAGCTGCTATTTAATGCAACACCGGTAGATAACGTAGCATCGGCATTGATCGGGCTAACCGCGACGCCGGATGCATTACCTAATGACTGTTGAATTGAATATTGAGACATAACTTTCCCTGTTATGCGCCCCGCACGGGGGCGCTATGTTAAACGGAGAACTTCCCCTGATTACTCAGAGTCACCGGCATCAATCGTGTCGCCGCTTATGAAGTTAAGCCCGCCTTTTTTGGCCATTGTCAGCGTTACACGAGTGAAGTAATCAGCGCCGTTGCGTGGGTGCATATCGTTGATAGCCGAACCCCACAGTGTGGTACGGTTGACCAGCGCCGGAGTGGTCGGATGCTGGAACGGGATAGCCGGGACAGCATCACCAGTCACGAAGCCTGCTTTACCCGGATTTTCATCACGGACGTAGCACAGCACATCCATCGAGCTGAACTGAATGTTCTCTGTCGTTAAGTTCTTACAAATACCAGCAGGTACTTCGTACACTTTCACGTTACCGAACAGGGTACCGATGTAGTGAACATACGGAGTCTGGATATAGTCTTCGGCTGGCTGGAAGAAATCCTTCGGCAACTGTTTGAAGAAAGATGCTGCATCAGCACCAGCAAACATCCCCATCGCACCAGAAGATTTAACGCGCTCAATAATGTCGCGATATACAGTCTGGAATTTGCCACGAATGATGGTTGCCCATACATCAAAGGACTGGTTAACCGGCAGAGCGATGTCAAAGGTGTCGGTCGCAAGAGTACGCCAGATCATGATGCGAAGACGCAGCATATCCTGTTCATGAGACAGGTATTCCTTCAGGGTGCGGAACTGTAGGGAACCCAGGTCCAGACCAAATTCACGCTGTGCTTCATACGCCGCCTGTACCGTGTGCTCAGCCGCGATAACGAACTGGCTTGGGAACAGGGTGTATTTCTTCATTTCGTGGTTGATCAGCGGGATCAGCTCAGGAGCGGCTTCAATATTGATTTCCGTCTCAATTGCGATCTCAGTGCCTTTATCCGGCGCTTTGGAGAACGACAGGGCAATCTGACCAATGTTGTAGTTCAGAGAGCAGGTAACAGTGATTTGCTCACCAGCAGCATTAGTAAACGAGTGAAGTAGGCTGCCGGAACCGTTATCAACAACAGACTTAATACGGTTAACGTAGATGTTAGTGCGACCTTTTCGGATTGGTACATTCTGGCCTTCGAAGTCTTCCATCTTGAAGGTTGCGGTTTTGCTGGTGCCATCGGAGCTTGCCACCAGCACATAGCGGCGGCGTAACTGGCTGTACACACCGACGGATTGCATGTCCAGAACATCACCAGCAGCATAAGAACCAAAAGAGGAACCTGCCACGTTAAAGACTTCATAGATGTCGGACTGGTCACGCGTAACCGGAATGAAGGTACACGCATCAGCGGTAGCTGCCCCCAACTGAACAGGCAGGATCATCGCGAGGAATAAAGGCAGACGCATAACACCGTCAGAAACGCTCATCATCTCTGCTGCGACGGATTCCAGCATCGCTTTATTAGTGGCATCCATGCTATTGCGGGTGGACTCAATCAGGCAGTTTTCCAGCGTCTGGTGGCAGGAGGCCAGAATTTCCGGACGCGGCATAGATTTATGTGCTGCGGCGTAGTCAGCCAGTGCACTTGCCCACGCGGTAGCAATTTGAGCGGTGGCATTATCAGAGATACCCGCAAAAATTGGGTCTTTACGTGCAGCTTCAAGGATAGATGCGGCACGCGCGGCATCATCTTTGATGAATTGGTTATCAGTACCGAACTGTGCTGTACTTGCCCAGCCAAGAACGGCTTTAGAGCGTTTTGCGATATCTGCAATACGATTCTGGTATTCGCGTAAGTTACTCAAGTTACTCTTCCTTAAACACAAGGCACTTGTGTGAATCCCTTTTCGGAAGAGATTTTATTGAAAGTCACTTGTTGACTTTCTCGCGAAAAGTAATTTTTTAAATTTTTTGTGCGGGGAAGTGGACGGTGAATGCAGGCGTTAAATCGTGGGAATTTCAGTCTGAAATTCTCCTAAAAAACACATGCAAATCATAATGTTAGCAATGAAATTGGTGCGGGACATTTTAGGAAGGGGAGGGGCTAACACCACCTCCCACCAGCGGGATTATTCCCCAGCAGACATTTTCCCAATGATTTTTTTTATTGCTTCGTCAATTTCAGTTTGCACTTCAGACGGGAGTCTGGAGAACTCGTAGGCGACAACCCGTTTTTTCGGATCGGACTTCTTTCGAGCATATTGGCGACGGTCAGAGAAGTCTCGCAGCTTCTCAACCACCACAGATTTAACCGGCGCGGGCTTCAGGCTTTTGCTTTCCGCTTTGAAGATAGCCAGTATCTTCGCTTTATCCTCTTTCGCGCCCTCAGTCTCTGCAATTCGTTCGCGCACCGTATCAACCAGCTCTTCAATAGGCACGCTTTTAGCGTTGGCATCCTCGGAGATCTGGAGCAGTAACTGGTAATCTGGCAGGGCGAGATCGCTGGCAACAGGGAAGACAGCAATCATCTCATCCGGCACCGCTGCCGCCTGGAACGCGCGCGTAACTTTAGCCTTTGAAATGTTCTCAGCGCGGGCGATCTCTTCTTTGGTCATGCTCTTACCATACATAACCTCGAAGCGTTTACCCAGTTCGCGCAGGGTGTGTTCGCGGGCTGTCTGGATATCAATGGCCAGCTGGCGTGCATCCGCCAGGCTGATCTCATCTTTCGTCACCAGAATCTCAAATTTCGTTTCATTGAAGATACACGCAGCGCGGCGACGTGATCCGTCCAATACCTCAATGCGCTCCCCAACCATACGACCGATAGCCGGGAAGAACTGTTGCAATTTAATGGTGCGGGAAATATCGCTTACCGACTCAGGGGTGAGCAGAGACTGATCGCGGCCGTTAACTGCCGGGTCAACGAACGTGCGCGACTCAATCTCACCACTCAGCACAACGGTAAGCAAAAATTTAGCCTGGCGGCCAGATTTTAGGGTAAAGGTTTTGGTGCCTTCACTGCCTTCAAGCATGCGAGCAAACTCGGAGCTATTCTTGCCCAGCACTCGTCCACGGGAAACTATTTTTTTCATGCCGCCTCACCCCTAACAAACTCAATTCGATCAAACACAGCCTTAGTGAAACGCTCGGCCTCGGTTCGTGCCTTCTTCAGCGCCTCTGCACTGCCTGGATACGATTGCGGGTTGGCACTGATTACGGTGTCGAAAGACTCGCCGCATCGCTCAAATCCATCCAGACGAGGCAGAGAAGAGTCCAGAATGTTGCTGGCGTAAACCTCACGCGCAAGGCTGTGTGATGTCTCGTGATCGCGCTTGCCGGTCATCTTCGACATAAAACCAATGCTGGCGCTTAAACGCGGTTCTACGCCTTCCTCCTCCAGTTGCTCCAGCATTTCTGGCAGACGGGTGAGATATTTCAGTGTTGAGTGGAAGTCAACCTGGGCTGGTGGGGTAGGGGTAAGCAGCAAATCGCTGGCCGCCAGACCGTTGAGCAGGAACGGATCCAGGTGTGGACCGGTATCAATAAAGATAAAGTCATAATCATCCGCAACACGATCAATGATATTGCGTCGAAGGATTTCGTACTGATTTTGTCCGGGAAGATGCTCTTCAACCAGCTCTTTCCATTGGCTGGCAACAAAGCCATCGTCGATAGAGGCTGGAATCACGTCTACGCCAGGAACGATGGTCGGACGAATCACCTCTTTGCGTAGCGTCTCCGCGTCCAGGTCGTTCAGCATCGCCTGCGCGGCGGTTTCCAGGATGGAACCAATACTGTGAGTATGGTCGAGGAACATTGTGCTGGATGCCTGAGGGTCAAGGTCAATTACCAGAATGCGCAGATCGTGACGCAGTAAATCCTGATGCACACGCAGAGCGTGCGCCAACGTGACTGTGGAAACCGTTTTGGATACGCCACCCTTCAGGTTTACGACAAAAATAACGTAAGGCGATTTGTGAATGTCGCGATATTTTGGGATCTTACGGTGGGCATAGATATCAATGACGTTCTGGATGGTCAGCGCGTACTGTTCAACGTTACCGACCTGTTTCTTGTTGAACTGGTACCCATCATCTTCCATCTCTTTGATGGCCTGCTCCACAATGCGGCGGCTCAGCTTCGGCAACTTTGCCACAGCGTTACGAGTGAACGTCTGATAATACTCGGTCTGATTGAACTCTTTGCGCTGATCTTCAATATCCTGACTCATGGCCTTAAGTAATGCGCTTGCACGAAGAGCTATGGTGCCGACACCGCCGTAATCGCGTTTCATCATCATCTCCTTATCATTTCGTATGAGTGAATTGTACGTTTGATTCTGCTACGTGCAACTTATTTTGATTCGTGCGCAAATTATTGCACGTAAAGAAATGGCGATGAGGCTATTAGATGTGTGCTGGAGGGATGATGCAGGACCAGAATGTGCGATAGAGGGAAGTCGCATTGAATTATGTGTTGTGGAGGGATCGCTGGTATCAAATATGTGCGCTGAAGGGAAAGATAGAAGATTAGATGTGCGCTGGAGGGAAACTTGGATGGTTAGATGTGTGCTGGAGGGAATGTCTGGGCAAACTGCGTGGCGCAACCCTCCAGCGCACACCAAAAACAGGAAAATGGGCAGGCATTCCCGGCAGCGCACATTTTTCAAATGCAGCTGCCCTCCAGCACACACTTATTCGGGAAGTTTCAGCTTTGGATTGCGAGAATGGACGATTACAAAACTTTCCCGGCCTTTCTTCTCAATTGAACAGTCGAGATAGCCGATTGTTTTAAGCTGTTCTATCGCTTTCTTAATGATACGGTTTTGCTCGCCAACAGCTGACTGCAAAGCCAGGCGCTCACGGATTCGCGCGAACGATAGCGGCAACGGGTTCTGCGGAAGGCTTTCGATGAAAGTGTAAATGGCTTGTGCAGCTTCTTTCTTCGGAAGGGCACGCAAGGCGTGGTGTTGCAACAGAACGCGATAATCAAGCTGGAACAGCTCCCAGAGCTTCGAATCGGCCTCCAGCTCTATCAGATCAAGGTCAGCATCAAAACGCCCGACCTTCAGCAGACCAGTCTGATAGCCGCCTTTAGCATCTTTTCCGCGCTTAAAAGCGATACCCTTGTTACGCAAGCGTCCAAGTGATTCATGAATGGTTAAACGCAGTTTCGCATCCAGACGTTTTGAGGGGAAACCACAGGCTTTAGCGAACTCCTGAAACGATAACTGGATGGTGTTTGAAGACAAGCCGTATTTGCTGAACGCGTAGATGACACCGATCCACGTTTTGAAATCAGTATCCATATCGAGTCGAGGACCGGTGATTTTAATATCATCGTAACCCTCGGCTTTAGCTATCTCCAGCTGGGAAAACGCTTTGGTGGCATCAATCTCTTTACTTTCTCCTTTGCTCTTTGATGGCTTCGGAACGAATACCCCCAAGCGCATCAACGCTACAGGCTGCACAGTGTTGTTTGAATTAACTGTTAGTTCTTTTGCCTTACTTTCAATGTCTGCGTAAAGAATATCGGAGATAAATGATTGATTCATATTACTTTTTCCGAATTATGTGGATAGTTTTTATAAGTGATGATAACTACCCAGGCTTTCCCGTCAGCACACATCCTATATCCCGCCAGCACACATTAGCAACCCGTCAGCACACATTTTTATCCCGCCAGCACACATCGTTTTCCCTCCAGCACACATCGCGATACACTTCTAGGCCAGACGTGGCGCGGCCTGCAACGATCAGGGATCTATATGGATCTAATTGGGATCTGTATGGACCTAATTATTGGATCTATCCAGTGGATAATGTGGATAAGTGAAAAACCGGCCAACAAAGCCGGTTGGAAGGAAGCTGTATTATTCTATGCTTTCGATGAGAAGACCATGTTCATAACATTTAAGCTCATCGCCTTCGTACAGGAATTGGTATCCAATACCACCATCTTCATGGACATTAGGGAATAACTCATAACTCACTGAAGAGCAAATCACACCAATACAGCGATCAACGCCTTCTCGTTCTTCAGTGCTGAAAAAATCCTCTTCGGTAAGAACATGAGTACATTGCTCATCAGCATAGGTCGGAAATACATGCTCAATGCAATCCGGGTGTTTTAAACCAAGCTGATCGGCAAGCTCGAAAGCACGACGGTATTGTTCAGATCCTGGCTTGCCAACAGTGATTTGCTCAATTTTGTAGATTGAAGTCGCTTTGTTGATAGTTTGCTTTACTGTTACTTTATCAGACATAAAAATCCCTTTTAGTTACCGCTAATAGCTCGGTTGTAATCATTAACGTTGCGATTCTTCCTGTTAATCCCCATCAGCATCGTTTCTGTATCGAGGATATACGCTGGCAGATCATCAAAATATTCACTGCTAAACTCTGGCATCCTGCACATAAATGCACTTTTTGGGTCAGGGTGGTTAACCTTTGTCGGCGTCGGCGTTAAATTCGCTGATCGACTCCCGGAGCAACCGCTGAGTGTCAGCAGGAATACGCTGGCGAACATTACCCGCCGCAACCAGTTGTTTCTGAACTTCAGCTTTTCGTTCCATTTGCCTGTCAGCATATTTGGCTTGTTCTGATTCATTTTTCACTTCCTGGCTGTGAAAATGTTGCTCTGCTTTGTTCATCGTCTCAATGGTCTGGTTAAGATCCATTATTGACTTATCACGTTCCTTAACAGCCTGATCAAGACTGCCAATTTTCTCCATGGCTTGCTTTAGCTGATGACGTTCCCATGCAAACCCAGCACCAACAAGTGCGCAAATCAGAACAAGAACACCAGTAGCAGCAAGTTTCTCCTTCAAAGACAAAGCTGTTTTTAACGTAGAAAAGAATGACATGTCTTCCTCCTGAAGAAAAATTATCAATGAAGTCCTTTGTTACTGTGCCGCTTTGTTTAATTCATCAAGAACAGAATCAGGAACCAAAGCGGCAACTGCGCTGGCTGTGCTGGCCTTATTTGCTGATGCTTCCGCAAGCGCGGTACCGATAGCATGGTTATAAGCAGTTATGGCTACGTTGGCGCTTTCATTCGCTCGTTCATACTGCTGTTGTAACGCAGTTGTGGGCGCTGTTGTCTGGTTGAAAACAACCCCAAACTGTTCAGTTGCTACTTTCAGAGATTCAATTTGCTCTTCTGTTAGTGCTGGTGGGGGAGTGGCAGTGCCGCCGCCTGAACCAGAGCCTGACGAGCTTCCTGAGCCAGTGTTAAGGGTCTGGTTAATCTCCCCCATAGCAGCGACTAAACTTGATGTATTAAGCGCGTTAACAGCGTCCTCAAGCGATTTAGTAATAGTCACATCACCAATGGCAATAGAGATCGGCAGTTCTGAAACTTCTCGCTCATTAGCACGGCAGTAAACATCCCAACCAATATCGAGTTGAAGCAGCATTGACAGATCTGCATAACCAGCCAACAGGTCCGCGTGCTTAGTTGCCAGTTCGACAATGTTCGTTAAGCCTGTTGTGGTTGTTCTGATCGTTGAAACATAACTGGTAATAGTGTCGGGATAGACAATTGTATCCAAAATTAATCCGATCAATTCTTCTGCAAGCTGTTTTGCCGTGTTAGCACTGTTTCGTGCCGATGTTATGGCACCAGGTGTTTTCATCCCACCGGCTGCGGCCAATTTTTTATATGCGGATAACTGGTAGTCTTTTTCCAGCATGATATCTCCTAACTTACCTGAACCAGGCCGTCTCCGGACGCTACGGTAGATCCGCATGAAACAGGGTCACCAACGCATACGATCCCTTTACCATTGACGGTAAACCATGCCCTGGTTGATATAGCTTGCCCACCGTGCGTACTGTTTCCATCGGTATGCTGTGCATATTGCTTACCATCAACTAACACTTCGACTCCGTTGACTTTAAGTAGTGGTTCACTCTCTACAGGAGGCCTGGATGGGAATCCTCCGTGCCCCGAACAAATGCTGTCTTTTGTTGCAATACTTGCCACGTCGTCACCAAGGATTTGCTCTGATTTTCGTTATTTTAACTTAGGTTATTTGTGGTCTGTATGGCGTTTACTTATTACAAAATTGCTCTAATAAATATTGTTTTTTATATCGTGTTTTCGGTACCATTCAGCCATCGCCCTTCAATGGGCATTTGTTTGGAGTCGTCAGATGCAGATGGAGCTAATAAGCCGCAAGGAGTTCGATAGCCGTGTAACCAGCGGTGAACTCGACAACTTGCAGGCTATCAAGGTGAAAGAAGGCTTTTGCCTCATTGGGAATCAGAGCGGAACAAATCGCGTTTTTATGCTTCGCCGTACGGATTTGAAGCCATTTGTCTGGAAGAACGAAATTGGTCCCAGCTCATACGCTCAAACGAGGGGGTGCCACAACTTGGCCTTTTTCTATAAAGACGAGCTTTCTGTGGTTGATATTCAAGGGTTACAACATGTTTAAGCACTGGAAAAATATTACTATTTATAAACTTTCTCGTGAGGCGGATCTGACCGACTTAGAAGATAAAAAGAAAATGATCCTTTTCACACCATGCGGTAGTCAGGATATGGCCAAGTTCGGTTTTGTATCGCCATTTGGTGATAATTCCGAAGTTATCGCTATGCATGGAAATGGTTTTATCCTTGTTGAAGCAAAGCGCGAAACAAAAATTCTTCCCCCGCCGGTTATCCAGCGAGCTATTCAAGAAAAAATTGAAAAACTTGAGCAAGAACAAGCGCGTAAACTGAAGAAAACAGAGAAGGACTCCCTGAAAGACGAAGTTCTGCATTCTCTTCTGCCACGGGCTTTTTCAAAGTTTTCTGTTATCCAGGCGATCTACGACGGTTCAACTAAACGTATCTATATCAATGCCAGCGCGCGGCAGGCAGAGGATATGCTCGCGCTTATGCGTAAATCTCTGGGTTCTCTTCCTGTTGTTCCCCTAAGTGTTGAAAATCCCATTGAGTTAACGCTGACCGACTGGGTACGTGATGGTAGTGCTCCACAGGGATTTCAAATGGGGGATGCGGCAGAACTTAAGGCAGTGCTTGAGGATGGCGGTATTGCCCGAGTGAAAAAGCAGGATTTGGGAAGCGATGAAATTTCCACACACCTGGAAGCTGGCAAGCTCGTCACTAAGTTGGCACTCGACTGGCAGAACCGCATTAAATTTACACTGGACCATAACTTCAGCCTTACCAGCGTCAAATTTGCGGATGAATTGCTTGAGCAGAACTCTGATATTGATAGTGAAGATGTTGCGCAGCGACTGGACGCAGATTTCTTCCTGTTGACCAGTGAAATTTCGTGCCTGGTTGATGCTCTGGTAAATGCCCTTGGTGGAGAGGCTAAGCAGTGAAAGAGCTGTGCTATGGATCTGTTTGCAGTGGAATTGAAGCCGCGAGTATTGCCTGGGAACCGTTGGGTATGCGTCCGGTGTGGTTTGCTGAAATCGAGTCTTTTCCATCTGCCGTTCTTGCGCACCGCTGGCCCCATGTCGCCAACCTTGGCGACATGACAAAACTTGCCAAAAAAGTCCTGGCTGGGGAAATCGAATCCCCTGATGTGCTCGTCGGGGGAACACCTTGTCAGGCATTCAGTATCGCGGGCTTACGTGGTGGGCTTGATGATGAGCGTGGCGCGCTAACTTTAAAGTATGTGGAGCTTGCAAATGCAATTGACGACAAACGGGCTGAGTCATTTCTCAAACCAGCCGTTATCGTCTGGGAAAATGTCCCAGGAGTCTTGTCATCCGCAGATAACGCCTTCGGATGTTTCCTTGCCGGATTGGCTGGAGAAGATGTGCCATTTGAACCAGGTGATCGACCTGAATCAGGAAAAAGCAACGCGTTCTGGCGGTGGGATGGCAAAACCGGTTGCCATGTTCCAAAGTGGCCGCAGTGTGGTTGTATTTATGGACCGCAGCGAAAGGTGGCCTGGAGAATCCTTGATGCCCAATACTTCGGAGTGGCACAACGACGCCGACGCGTGTTTGTTGTCGCAAGTGCTCGAACAGACCTCGATCCCGCAACGGTACTTTTTGAGTTCGAAGGCGTGCGCCGGAATATTGCGCCGAGCCGAAAAAAGAAGGAAATCGCTTCCGCCATTACTGCAAATGGCGCTGCAATCAGTGGCGAAAGCCTAAATCCATGCCTACACGCTGGCATGTCTCCCGGTATGAAATCGACGAAAGCCGTAAACGGTTTCAGGATGGCGGCATTTGGGGAATATATTGACGATGAAACCGCATCGACAGTAAAGGCAAGAGATTTTAAAGATGCCACTGACCTTGCCGTTTTTAGCAGCACAGGAGCAGGTTTTTGGTCAGAAGGGCATGGTACATTGCGGGCACGTGAGCAAGAAAGCCATGAGCATCTTGTTACATTGGCTTTTCCTGAGCGTATGAGCGGTACACAACATGCTGCAACTAAGAATACTTCACCATCTCTAATGGCTAAAAATCCAACAGCTGTTTGCTATGAAGTAAGAAACGCAGAAGTAGCTGTCCGCCGTCTTACCCCTGTCGAATGTGAAAGGCTGCAAGGTTTTCCTGATGGGCATACGTTGATCCCGACGGAAAAGCGTAAAAAAGTTAATTCAGATGAACTGGCATATCTTCGCAATCACTATCCAGATTTAAGCGAAGAAGAGGCCGCGATGCTTGCAGCTGACGGACCGCGTTACAAAGCGATCGGCAATAGTATGGCAATACCAGTAATGCGCTGGATTGGCGATCGGATTACTAAGGCCGTATGTCGGCAGAAAGAAGGAAGTGAAACAAAAGAGCGAAAAGTTAAACCAGCGGCAGAATTCGAACGGTCCATATTCAAATGGGCTGGTGGAAAATTTGGTGTTCTGGAACAAATCTTTCGCTATTTGCCAGAAGGGAAGCGCCTGATTGAACCTTTCGTTGGTGGCGGAGCTGTCTTCATGAATGCCGGATACCAGGAAAATCTGCTAAATGATGTGAATGCTGACCTGATTAACTTTTACAAGACTCTGCAACGCGAGGCGCATTCACTTATCACTCTGGCACATCGTTTCTTCCAGGACTACAACACACAGGAAGGATACCTGGCAGTACGGAATGCGTTTAACAAACAAGTCTATGATGATTTACATCGCGCAGCGGCGTTTTTGTTCCTGAACCGACATTGTTTTAACGGATTGACGCGTTACAACCAGGCCGGTGAGTTCAATGTCGGTTATGGGAAGTATAAAACTCCGTATTTCCCATTACAGGAGATGGAAGCCTTCCTCGGTGCGGAAGGGCGGTCTGAGTTTGTATGCGGTGATTTTGCAGCGGTGATTGAAGCTGCCGGAGAAGGAGATGTCATCTTTTGCGATCCGCCGTATGAACCGCTTCCAAATACAGAGGGATTCACGAACTATTCCGGTCATGACTTTAAGTTTGAAGAGCAAAAACGCCTGGTGTCTCTGTTGACGGATGCTCATCGTCGAGGTGCAAAGGTTCTCATTACTAACAGTGGCGCGCCAAACATCAGAGAGCTTTATCATGACAGTGGCTTCAGAGTGGAACCTCTTTTTGCCAGACGTTCTGTGTCTTGTAAGGGGGACACTCGAGGTGTAGCTCATGACGTTTTGGGTATATTGCTCTAATAAATTTATTAGTGTAATATCGCCTCAATGAATCGTGATTTATAGAGCGATTTAGCTGTTAGCCGCGACAGGCGCGGCGGTAAGCATGGCTGGGCCTAGTCCTCCCAGACAAACCACCGAGTTGCCAGGTTGACCATGCGCCTAAGTGGCAACGCCGAAGTGCGTTACGAGCTTCCAGTTTGCCCATCTTCGGGTGGGCGTTTTTTTCAGGGTTTTCGTCATGGTTAGCGACTTTGCGGCGGTTTAGAAACTGACCATTAAAGTAAATGCAAACGATGATCTGATGATGGTAGCGGCCTAAGAAGCCAGATGCCACGGGGTATGAGTCGTCCCCCGTCAAAAAATCGACCGCAGAGTGTCCCCGTCTGTGTATTAGGGAACGGGGAGGCACAACAGGTAAGGGCGCTGGTGTGATTAACCAGATGAACGAGAAGGGGCCATCTGTTGGTCAGCGTCCTTTCCTGTTGCGTTTTCTTTTCAGCGTAACAGCGGTGCTTAACAGCACTTTGGGTACAGTTCCACGAATTTACGGGTATATCCCGTCATGCTGAAGGCGCTAATCACGCTGGAAGCCAGGGTTGTGCATCCCCTGTTACCGAATTGCAGCCAGGGCGCGGTGCGCCGAAAAGCATACGGAGGTGGAAGCCCTCGCCGGAGACGTACCCGGCAAGTGATGGTGTAGCTCAGCGGTTAGAGCGGTTGACTGTTAATCAACGGGTCGATGGTTCAAATCCATCCACCATCGCCAATGCCGGTTTAGCTCAGTTGGTAGAGCGCCTGCCTTGTAAGCAGGATGTCAGCGGTTCGAGTCCGTTAATCGGCACCAGCACAACAGGTAAGGGTATTTTGCGACGTCGGAGATCGCCGAGCTTGGCAGAGGGTTCGAATCCCTACGAAGTACCCTTACCGTTGTGATGAATGCGCAGGCTGATGCGCGAAAGACATTGCAGCTATTGCGGAAAAGAGCTGTTCGGCGGGGCAATTAAACGCCCGTGAGAGTCTGAAATAACCGCAAGCCGGAGATCAGCACCGGTCATCACAACACAACAGGTAAGGGCATTCTCCCTTATGGGGCTTGGCTTAAATGCATCGAGTGCTCTTACCGTTGTGATGAAGTGCAGCTCTTTGAAGCAACCAGAAGATAAGCATCTGGCTTCACAACATAAACCGCAGGAACGACCAATAAACGGTAGTCCGTATGGAGAACACCCCGTTGAGGAAGAGGCCTGGCCGGAACCGTAACCGGCACTACAACGTTGAGAACACTGGCGTAACGGGGTCATATCCCAATCTACGAATAAATGTTGCGTTGCAGCGTGACAACCAGTGTTCTCAACATTGTGGTGAATGCACAGGCTGATGTGCCGCAACTACAGTAGTGCGCGCTTTGCGGGGCTTGCTACAACCCTGTGTCGGAGTTCAGCACCGACCATCACAGTTTGATTCTCTGGCATGAGCATAACGCTGAAATAAGTCCAGTCTGGTGCGGCCCGATCACCCGCCGTTAGCTCCACGAAACGGAGCACGTAACAGGTAAGAGCATTCTCCTGTAACGGGTTCATATCCCAATCTACAGGTCCACCAAGAATGCTCTTTCCGTTGCGGTGAATGCGGCTAAGCGCACGCGGGGAAATGGTTATATCTGTCCATTATTTCTCCTTGTTTCCACGTCCACGGTGGATAACCAGCCAAAGGACACCGGGAGGAACCCGGCACCGCAATCTAATAAATATGTCACTTTTATTGAGGGATAACCAATGTTCGGTAAATTGTTCGGCAAGAAAGTCGCTTCTGCAAAAGTAGAGCTGAAAAAAGTTGAGAATCGCGATCTGATGGAGGCCATTATCGGTGGCTGTTTGTTGGTGTCTGCCGCTGATGGTGAAATCGAAAAAGAAGAAACAGCGAAACTTGATCAGCTTGTCCGCTCTAATCCGCGTCTTAGTCATTTTGGTAACGAAATTACTGCAACAATTACCCGCTTTACCGAGCAACTGGAAGCTGGCTTCCGTGTTGGTCGCATGAATATCCTTCGCGAAATTGAAGATATCAAAAACGATCCAAAAGAAGCGGAAGAAGTATTCGTTAACATGCTGACAATTGCAGAAGCGGACGGTGAAATCGAGCCAGCAGAACACAAAGTACTGGAAGAAGTAGGCCGTCGTTTAGGTCTTCGTGTGGAAGATTATCTGTAATGACAAGCAAGGCACGTATCGCAATCGCCATTGGTTTTCTCTTGCTGTCCGTGCTGGTGGATTTCACCAGCACAATCCTGTCAGTTTTATCGGACGGGGCGTTGGTGGCAGTAGCTGTAACATTGGTATGGCCGATATTTAAAATAGCTTCGAAGGATCAGTGATGGGCTTCTGGGATTTTGCTGACAAGTATCCAATTGTTCTCATTATTATTGTTGCCATAGTTGTAGGCGGCATTGTTAGCGCCATTGAAGCACTTAGTAAACAGTAATCCGGCCCCTTAGCTCAGTGGTTAGAGCTGGCGACTCATAATCGCACGGTCACCGGTTCAAGTCCGGTAGGGGCCACCACATTTGGTTGTAACACGGCGTCTGGCACATGCGTCGTTAGCGGTCTGGTGACGTTAAAAGGGGGGAACCTTGCCCCTAGCTCAGGCAACGAACCAGGTAGCCGGAATGTGCAAGCCACCGTTTGTTGTTTTTCGGGTAAAGGGATTCACCATCCTGGCGATTCGGTGTGACAGCCGGGAAGAGTCCGGCGCATTAATCCTGATTTTCTGGTGATGACTCATATCGTTAGGAGTGATTTGAGTATGCCGATTATATCTGACATTCAGCACACCAGGATGGAGTGTTAATGTCTGCATCCCCTCTTGAATCCATGCCAAATTCCCTTAGTGCAGAACAAGCTGTGCTTGGTGGCTTAATGCTTGATAACTGCCGCTGGGATGAAGTTGCAGATCGTATAGTTGCTGATGATTTTTATACCAGTGCTCATCGTGAAATTTTCAGTGAGATGGAGAGGTTATTAAGTCATGGCAAACCGATTGATTTGATAACACTTGCTGAAGCACTTGAACAGAACGGTAAATTAGAACGCGCCGGTGGTTTTGCGTACCTTGCGGAGATGTCAAAGAACACGCCCAGCGCGGCAAATATTTGTGCTTATGCGGATATCGTTCGTGAACGCGCGGTTGTTCGTGAAATGATTTCCGTCGCAAATGAAATAGCTGAAGCTGGATATGCGCAGGATGGCCGGGGCAGCAATGAATTGCTGGATATGGCCGAGCGCCGCGTTTTTGAAATAGCTGAAAAACGACAAAAGAGCGGTAGTGGTCCAAAAGATATCGCCAGCATTCTCGATGCAACGGTATCTCGCATAGAAGAGTTGTTTCAGCGACCGCATGATGGTGTAACGGGGCTTGATACCGGATTTACCGATCTCAATAAGAAGACGGCAGGACTTCAGGCGTCCGATCTCATTATTGTCGCCGCCCGCCCATCGATGGGGAAGACTACGTTTGCGATGAATCTCGTCGAAAATGCCGCAGTCCGTAACGATAAGCCAGTATTGGTTTTTAGCCTTGAGATGCCGAGCCACCAGCTGATGATGCGCTCACTGGCTTCTCTTGCACGCGTTGATCAGACTCGTATTCGAACAGGGCAACTTAACGACGAGGATTGGGCGCGGGTTTCTGGCGCAATGGGGATTCTGTTGGACAAGCAGAATATTTTTATTGATGACTCAAGTGCCCTGACGCCGACAGAGCTACGTTCCCGCGCTCGTCGTATTTATAAAGAAAATGGTGGTTTGAGCATGATTATGATCGACTACCTGCAACTTATGCGCGTCCCCGAGCTGCAAGATAACCGAACGCTGGAAATTGCCGAGATTTCTCGCTCACTGAAGGCGTTGGCGAAGGAATTACAAGTACCGGTGGTGGCATTGTCACAACTTAATCGATCGCTTGAACAGCGTGCGGACAAACGGCCGGTAAATTCAGATTTACGTGAATCAGGAGCAATTGAGCAGGACGCAGACCTGATCATGTTTCTGTATCGCGACGAAGTTTATCACCCGGATAGCGAAATGAAGGGCATTGCCGAGGTAATTATCGGAAAGCAACGAAATGGCCCAATTGGCACGGTGAGATTGGCTTTTAACGGCCAATACTCACGGTTTGATAACTATGCCGGTGCTGACTGGCAAGAGGATTATTAATGCAATGGAATGAGGAAAAGCCGATGAACATCCTGATCATTGGGCGAAAATTTGAAGCCATCAGTGATGTGAAAACATATACGGAAATGTGGGCTTATAACCTGGCCTGCGCCTTTAGTGAGGCAGGGGTAACATTGCAATACCATCGTCCATATTCCCCTGGCGTCGAAAGCCCGGAGGATTATGTTGAAGCTGTGTTGACTGCTGCGACCGCATGTTCTGCGAAGGCCATTTTGGCACCAGGATTGAGGTATTTTACTACGGTACCCAGGGAAATAGGCATGCAACTGTGTCGCCGATTCTCTGGATGGGTGGCCCAGGTATATGACGGTTCTATGCTGGATTCGGCACCAGTCGATATTACTTTTACTGTCCGCGATGATACCTGGCGGTACCTGGATAATCCCGGCAGGTTAGAGCGTCATAATCGCTTTAACAAACATGTTGGATGGGCAGCGAATCAGGAACTGTTCCATCTGGAAACCAAGACAGACGATGTTCTGCGTATTTTTGTAGACCACGCTGCATTTGATGTTAGTGGGTTTGATCACTCCTTAAGTATCCTTATGAACCTTCAGCGTCTGACCGTTCCGTATGAGGCCAGAACGTTGACCGATGACGGATTGGTTACCATTGATCCGGGGAATATTTCGGTAACTCCATACAGACGGACGCCGGTACCAGCAACCGAATTTGCAGCTGAATTGCGTAAGAGTGACGTTTTTATCGTTACGCATCCCGAAAGCCTTGGATTAACTGTTCTTGAGGCGGCAATGTGTGGGGCGTTGATATTAACGCCGCCAGATTGCCTTCCGCCAGATCGCCTGGCTTTGGTGAACCATATGGTTATCAAGTCGCGGATTGATTGGGATGAGGTTATTGCTCGCGTTGATCGCGTGAAAAATGCTGAAAAGGTCCAGTGTCACACCTGGTCGGCAATCGCGGAAAAGATGCTTGAGACGTTTATCACGCAGAAACCGTCGCGAGGTAACGGATAAAAACATTGTACCCGTGGTAACAGAAAAGCCCGAGTGCCGGGCTTTTCTTAAGCCTTGTCAACAGAGACTTGAGCGGCTTTTATGGATAGATTCCCGCTGGCCTCTATCGCCATACTTCCCCCCGCCTTCAGGGCGACATCCGCGTCTGACTTTATATCGAGATTTCCTGCGGAAGAGATGAATGCCGGACCTTGAGAAATGGCATACAACTCCCCGGCCTCGTTGAATCCTATTGTTGTTCCACTTTTCAAGTGCGTAACGGCCCAGGCTCCGCCCGCCGTCCGGACCTCCATTAGTCCGTTCCGCGACGAAATAAAGTCTTTTTTGGCGCTGGTTGATGGTTGTGCTGGTGCACCTTCGACTTCAGGCGGTACATAGCCTTCACCTTGTCCTGACGCTTCAGGCGGCACATTGGGAGCGCCACCGGATGCATCCTGTGCATAACCGATTATCAATGGCCATCGAGAATCCCCATTGTAGGGAAATTCTACCCATACTTTATCGCCGGGCAGAAATGGTGAAAACGTGTTTGCATTGGACAATATAGCTTCTGCCCACGGCAATGAGGCATCTGGTAACCCATCCATCATGCCGACAACGCGTATTTGTGTACGCATCAGACCTTTAGGGTCATCGACGCTTACCACTACAGCCCGATACTTCCCTGTCAAACTACCCATTCACCACTCCTAACTGTGCTCGGCTGACAAAACGGAAGCGGTCTTCGAAATGAGTCACGGATATCACTATCATTTTGTCAGGGATAGATTCATCGAGTTCTCCGTCACCTGCCGTGTTATGCACGACAATTTTCAGCGTCGTACCCGGAGTTAGCGCGGCATTTCCTTCCACCAGCATATCGAGGCGGGGGAGAATGAATTTGTTGTAGTTCGCCAGCGCGGTAGGATCGGGATTGCTCGTAAATTTAATGGGGTCTTCTTGGTTACCTGAGTAAACCACACCTTTGGTCATGTCATAACTGGCCATTCTGTAATTGTGGCGGCGCTGGTATTCATAATCGGCATTCAGGATGTTGAACTGACTAATTGTAAATCCGGATGTGTTGGGATTGGCGGACTCATAAGTAAGCGATGGAGCGGCGTTTGCCATTTTTTCCATACTTTTAAAATTGATCGTCCCCCTGGATGCCCAGCACATAGAACCGGTATCCCGGGCTATCTCCTGCAATACCTTGGTCGGTTTTTCTCCAACATTTAGGTGGTATGTGGATGTTTTTCTGAATGAGTCAGCATTTACCTTCAGACCAGGGGCAAGAGAGGAAACTACGGCTGATGGGGGCTTATCAACAAAATACTGTGCGCTGGTGGACGGAACTTTTAATAACCGCACCGGGTTACTAAACGCGTAAATCAGTACAGTATCGTCCTTGCGCGGCGCTTTAAGAACAAAGAACTCTTCCGAGAAGAGGATGCCGCCATGACCTTCCGGATCACCAAGTGAAACTGTCAGTATTGTACCAAATTTCACCCCCAGCTTATTGACCACGTAAGCCGTTGAATCCCTGACCATGAGCATAAGCTGGGGACCAGATAGCTCCCCGGGTTCGACATAGGTACATCCTACGATCATTTCGCGAGGGATTTCGTTCTGCCCAATTGAAACAGATTGCAGGAATAGCTGAGTGCGTTTTGAATCAGTTTCTGGGGCTGTGGTGGTCTTTGTGGCCATCTCATTCCTCCAGAATTTTCGCTTTTACCGTTATGGTGCCGGTGGTTTGCTGCATATAAGCCAGGATAGGAAGCTCCGCCACTACTGTGAGGTTCAATCCAACCGCGAACAGCCTGTTATCGGCGGTGCCGGTAGTCAGATCCTGAAATGCGATTGATTTTTGCCCTTCTATGTAACAGGTAACCGGTATCTCATAACCGCCGACATTGGCTCTGTGAGTGAAAGATGCCTGCCCGAGGCTGGCATACATTCGTAGCCAGAATGCTAATGCAGTTGTAACCATCCCAAGAGATTCCTTCTCGTCACTGGCTATCCATAGCGAATATTCCAGTGAGAAAGGGATAGTCGATACCAGGGCTTCAATCTCATCATTTTCATTGGTGACATGCCCTTCATCGTAATTATCCCGGCACAGTTCACCTTCATAAATTGAAAACGCGGGAGAACGAGACAGATTCACAATCGGCATTGCCAGCTTATTTACCGGGCCAGCAGAGGCTGTATCTTTGCGCCCGGCGCGATCGGCTTCAAATGACGACAACCACTCCTTCACATCACTAAAAGTGCCGAGCGTTATGCGATCTCTTGGTGTGCGTTTCAGGAACTCCCGGAACGACTGGTTAATGCGATCATTAAAGCTGACAACTTGTGAGTCGAACGCTTCGTTTAAAGCCTGTGCGAGCGCCGAATCAATGCCATCAATAGTGGCAAATTCCAGCTTACCGGTTGGAGTAAGACCTTTTTTCTTAAAGATGGCCAGTAGCCATTCCTGATTATTCAGAATCACCGATGAAATTCCCTTCAAAGGCGCGTGAAGGCACGCAATAAAACAAACTGCCTACCCTGGCAGTGCCGTAATTGAATATTTTATGGATGTACCAGAAGCGGCGAATGGTTGTGCCGTCTGACAGCTGTTCCAGCCATTCGAGCATAGAACCCACTGGCACATTGACGGCGGCTAACCGAAGGATTAAAGCACTGTCGCTAATTCCCGTATTATCACTGCCGTCGTATAGCGCGTAGAAGGCGTCCATCTCATCCGGGCAGTCGAGGGCCGTTATCAGTTCTGGATCCTGATAGTCATATATGCGTTGGTTCGGTTCTATTATTTCAGGTGCCGTTTCAGGTGCATTTTTGTTTCTGTAAGGTATTGCGCGATACAGAACTGCATCGAATGAGTCAGGGTCTAGCTTGATTGCTTTGAGCCAGTCCATCCGCACAAGGTTATTAAAAACTGCATGACCTTGATAACGGTGGCGCACACCAGAATCACTAAGCAGGCCGTGATCCAGATTGGGAAGGTGATTGTCCTCCACAAGATCAACAATATTACCAACGTTAACACCATCGGTTTCGATTTCAGCATCAATATCTTCCTCTTCAATCAGTTCAGAACCTTCGCTTGGAATATCCGGATCCGATTCGGTGTCCGGGAGGTTATCACCAGTCACTTGTTGTGATGGTTCTGTGTCCTCAAACATGTCATCAAAGAAACCAGCCATCGATTATCCTTTCCGTTTACGGGCTTCATTAATTTGTGTCTCCAGAATGCTTCGCGCCTGCGCGGTGGCAGCGGCCTTGTCCATTCCCTGACTCATGAAAAACTTTATGAGGTTGTTCGCCTGCGTTTGCAGGGCTTTTTTGAGAGCGTCGGCTTCAGCGCGAGCCTGGGCTTCCCTCACCCGCGATGCTTTTAGTTCGGCATTCTTCCTGTTTGCCGTGGTGCGAGCTTTTTTTAACAACCGGCGAACGTTGTCCGTGGCGCTATCTTTGGCGCGTAGTTTTTTGCCTAATGCATCCTGAGATTTCAGATACAGCTCATACTCACGCGCAGCTTTAGCCTGATCCGTCGTTGTTGTCCGGTTGCGCGCGAGCGATTTAGCCAGTTCGCCTTTGAAATAGGTTGTTGTCTTCCGCTTGTCATCGCCGAAGGCTACCTGTTCAGCTGCTTTTTCCAGGGCAATAATGATGGCCTTGTGCCATGTGGGAGACTGAAAACGCGTCATAGCGTGCAACACATGTTTGCAGGCTACACCAGTCAGATCAGGGTTGCGGATCTTGGGGAAGGCATACTCTTTTGGCGGCGCGACAGCATAGTTACCAGCAGTGGCCATATAACGATACCAGTATTGATGGCGTCCACAATCACAGTCGAAAGATACCCGGCCCTTGCAGAGATCGGCAGCGATTCGGGCTTTTTTCGCACCGTCTTCAGCAATATCCTCAACGGCTTTATCCCATTCCTCAAATCGAATTCTGACACGGTGATGCTGGTGGACCGACTCATCCGAGGCATTAACAGATATCAATGCAAGGTTGTGTTTTAGCCCGAGGAATGTCGCGGCTTTGATCCCTGTGCCATCAGAAACTTTGTTGTTAGCGCGTTTTATATCAATGCTGGTGGACTGCGCCACCAACTGAGCATAGGTAATGCCGGGTACCGTGCTCTTGAATTTTGTTTTATGAGCCTGCCTTGAGGTGTTGAAGCTGCGTATATCTTCGGGCGTAAAGTAGGTGCCATCTTTCTTTTTCCCAAGGCTGAGGAATGCCTCAAGTTCGCGGTTACGCATCCCCATAATCCTTGGGGTGAGTGTACGTCGCGCGTTTCGCCGATTCTGACGCTGCTGTTTACGGATAAGATCGAAGACCTTGTTAAAGTCTTTTGCACTTAATCCATCAGTCTGATAGCGACCAAGGTTGTCGCGAGCATATTCAGTTGGCATTCATTTCCCTTACGCAATGGATAATGTCCCTATTACCTGGCCGTCGTATTGGAAATGGCGAATCATTTCGCGGATCCAGGTGGCAGGTGGGAGTTTTAATTTTTTGCCAACAGTCATACCCTGAGACTCATCCTCAAGCCCGGCGGCGAGCGTCACAACCCAGCGTAGCTCTGCTATGCCCCACATACGGTAAGCCAGCAAATCCGGGCGATATTGCTCATCGGGAAGAACGTAATAAATCGTCAGATTCTTGTCGTTCGATTCACACATAAGCATCACCTCTTTGCGTAGCTCTGCCCTGAGTATTGGATCGGCTATGTTGCGGTCGTCATACCGCGACAGAGGATATTGCCGGGTGCTTTGGGTTGTAGTGATTGATGTAGCCATAGTCAGCCTGCCAGAAATAGATGATGGTGATTCTACCGCTAGTCATTTGTTGATTATTTAACTCAATAAAAGAAAATTATTAGTGCAATTTTGATTGTGAAATGTATCATTCTGCCCTTAAGTAGGTTCTTCTCGAGGAAACAAAATTGGCAGAACGTGTTGATGATGCAGAGCTGAGCATGAATCAGTTAGAAGCTCTCAAAGACATGGCCATCGATAACATCAGAAAGCAGGCACAGGTCGTGAGCCAGGTATTTACAGGGAAGTGTCGTTACTGCAATGAATCGATTGAATCAGGCATTTATTGTGACGCTGAATGTGCGCAATGGCACAGGGAAGAGCAGGCTGCAAAACAGCGTAAATATGGCATGCGACCGGCAGGATTTGACTGATTATGTTGCGCTTTACTGAGGAAGAGTTTCAGGCTTTTAGTGAGCGTCGAAATAAGGGGCGGTCCAGGCCAAAAACCAAAAAGGATCCATTCTTATCGCTTGCGCCGGTAAAAGAAGTTTCTCCACATGCGAAGGCACTTGCAGCACTGGCAAAGAACCCCGACCTGCGCGACGGAAATTGCGAGCACTTCGAGCAGGTTTTCATTTTTGATTACTTCGAACGCAAGCACCCTGACATCTATGAGCTGTTGCATGCAACGCCTAACGGAGGGAAACGTTCAAAAGCAACCGCCGGGAAAATGAAGGCTGAAGGGCAGAAAAAAGGTTATCCGGACATGAGTCTCGATAAAGCATGCGGTATTTATCACGGCATGCGAATTGAGCTTAAAGAACCAAATGGTAAAGCCCCGACGAAAGAGCAGATCGCCTGGATGCGCAGGCTTAGAGAGGAAGGTTACTACGTCGTTCTTGCGTATGGTGCAGAACAAGCGATAACCGCCATCCTGGAATACATGAGCCTTAAAAAGGGTGAGGCTATTGAGCATGTATTGAACGGTGACAAGTGGTTGTACGCTACGTGAAATAATAAATTAATTAGTGCATGTGTGCTCTTTGATATAGCGCACATTAACATCGGGAGAATAATCGTGTCATCCAAGGCTAATTATGAATCGCTGGCATCGATCATGCCGCGTAATGAACAGGAAGCAGATGCTGTAGTGGACCCGGTAATCGCTGAAATGAATGCTCGCCTGGAGGCTGAATTTGCAGCTGAGAATGAACATACCACCCAGGGCGACTAGGACTGTTTTTTGTGTCGGTAGCGGTCCGTCACTCACTCGTGAGGACTGTGCTGCTATAGAAAAAACTGGCTGTTCAATCATCGCGGTTAACAATTCCTGGCAGATGTTCGATGACATTTATGCCTTATACGCCGGTGATTTGTCATGGTGGAAGCAATACGGATCCACCATACCGGGAGGGAGATTCCGCAAAGTGACAGCCAACCTGGCGGCGGCGAAATCATTTTCGTTGGAGTACAGGCGATATTGTGGACCGGCTGAAGGGGTTAATAGCGGCGCGCAGGCTATCAGTCTGGCGGCTGAATCAGGGGCTGAAGTAGTTGTATTAGTCGGCTATGACTGTTCTCTGCAAAACGGCCTTCATTGGCATGGAGCACACCCTCAAGCCCTACGGAATCCAACGCAGGTGTCTATTTCAAAATGGCAACAGCAGTTCCTGGATACCCGCAAAAAACACGCAGATTTACATATTTTGAATGCAAGTAGGAGCAGTGCAATTCAATGTTTCCCAAGAATAAATTTAGAGGCAGTGATCGCGTTATTATCGTCGGCAGTGGCCCAAGCGCCGCAAACTTTGTTGCGCCGCGCGGAGTGCCGATTATAGCGGTCAATGGGGCCATCGACTGGCTGAACCGCGCTTCTTATTTTTTCACACTTGATCCATCGCCAGACAATATGCGGCGCGTTGGTCGTGGCCGCCGTCGCCGTGGTGTTTGTTATTGCATGGCACTACCCGATGTTAAAGAACGTGAAGTCAGAGACGGCGTTCTGTGCTTCCGTCGTGTGGCTGAACGTGGCATGGAGCCAAAAAATACGAATTCTCCCGATTGGTGGGCGTGGCGCTGGTCCGCACATTTCGGACTTTGCGAAGATGAGAATGAAATTGCCAGCGGCAATAGTGCATATGGCGCTCTGAACCTGGCTTTCCATATCGGATTCAAACATGTCGCCCTGGTGGGCGTTGACGCTACACAAGAACCACGCGTTCACTCCGGCGGCACGCCAAAAAATCTAAGTCACCTGCCTTTGTTATTCCAGTCTGCGCGTGAACAGATTGACGTTGTTTCATGCGGGAAAATGGGAGGTATTCCGCAGATGACTCTTAAAGAATGGCTGAAGAATACATGATGGCACCCACAATTTATCACCGTATCGACGGTACCAAATACAGGAATGTCTGGGTTGTTGGTGATCTGCATGGTTGCTACACCAGACTGATGTCCGAACTCCATCGTGTGGATTTTGACCCGGCGCAGGATTTACTGATATCGGTCGGCGACCTTATCGATCGCGGTACTGAAAATGTCGAATGTCTGGAACTATTGCAGATGCCCTGGTTCAGGGCAGTGATGGGGAACCATGAGCGGCTGATGATTGATGCGTTAAGTCCAGATGGCAACGTGAATAACTGGCTAATGAATGGCGGACAATGGTTCTTCATGCTGGACACTGATCAGGAAATATTAGCCTGGGCGCTGGTGGAGCTGGTAAAGCGTCTGCCCTATATCATTGAGTTGAACACCGGGCAAGAAACTATCGTTATAGCCCATGCCGACTATCCGGATAATGAATACCAATTCGGTAAGGAGGTGCCGCTTTTCAACGTTGTCTGGGCGCGCGAGCGTATCAGTGATTCGATGGATGATATTGGTGGCGAAATTTCGGGCGCAGATCGTTTTATCTTTGGTCACACTCCGGTGAAAAGCCCGAAGACATTCTGGAATCAGCAGTATATCGACACTGGTGCCGTATTTTGCGGAAACCTGACATTGATGAAAGTGAAAGGTGATGGTGCAGCATGAAGATTGCTTTAGTTTTTCGCTCTGGTGGTGACTATAACGCTTCCGATGTGCAGTGGTTGGTTAATCAACTGCCAAAAGGCTATGAAATTATTTGCCTGACAGACCTGAAGCGTTTACATGTACCTGGCGTCAAAGTTGTCCCATTGATCAACCAGTGGCAAAAGTGCCGTGGCTGGTGGGCGAAAATAGAGTTGTTCCGACCGGATATAACCGATGATCTGTTCTATCTGGATTTGGACACAGTTATTGCCGGTGATATACGCCCAATCCTTGAGAATCCACCAACCAGCTTCACCATGCTTAGGGATTTTTACCATCCACATTATCGTGGTAGCGGTGCCCTGTGGATACCAAATAGTGTAAAAGCGCATATCTGGAGTTCATTCTGGCAAGATCCGGAAGGTTGGATTTCTCGTTGTGTCACTACTGAGTGCTGGGGTGATCAGGGGTTCTTACGGAAGGTTATGGGCGATGATACACCAGCATTTCAGGATCTGTATCCAGGATGGTTTGTAAGTTACAAGGCCGATGTTGTGGAACCTGGTTCAAAATATGCGAGCGCGCGTTACTCCAGGGGGAATGGGGCATTACCAAAGGACTGCCGAATAATCTTTTTCCACGGCAAACCGCGACCTCGCGAAGTGTCAGAGGATTGGCTTCCCCTTATTAGCTCGTTTTTTGAGCGAGAATCAGAATAATATTGCTCTAATAATTCCATATTTTTAAAACGTGATGTACACTCATCACGTTTTTTATTAGAGCAATCCAAAAGGTGCACTATGTGGCCATTCCGACGGAAATATCACTACTGGCTGATCGCCTTTGTTACGCCGACCGGCGGTATCAGGCATGTCATCACCAGGTATCGCAACAAGAGACTCACCTTAGCCAGAATTTTACAGGCTGCCATAGGTGAGGGACTGGATACAAATTGCGTAGTCCTTCCTCCTTCATACTTAGGAAAAATGACCGAAGCACAAGCTAATACGGAACTTTGAAATGAGCACTTCAGCACAAAACCAATCAATCGAAAATGTATCTATCCCTGATGTCCTGAATGCCGGTATCCCGGCCATTATCCAGAACATCCGGGCCGCGCAACGCCGCGTTAGTTGTGATGACCTCACAGCACGTTTTTTTGATAATGCGGTTCAGTCAGCGGAGATGCTTCACGCACAGCTTATTGATGTTTATAACGCAGAAGCTGATAGCCATAACTCCCTGGTAGATGCAGCTGAAAATATGCAGTTGGATCTCGGTCTGAAGGGTAAAGAAATTGAAGAGCTTCAGCTGCAAATTGAACATTTGAAACGCCAGCAACAGGACGCGATCGACGATGCGACGCATGACGCCAACCAGCGTGCTGATAATGCCGAACGTATAAGCATTGAGCTGGAAACAAAACTCAATGAAATGACCGCGATGGTTGAACTGCGGAACTCACAGATTTCAACGCTAAAATCTCAATATAAAGAGATCATGAAACTTGATCCTTTTAACCTTGAGAAACGCTATAACAAAGCTAAAAGCGAGCGACAGGAACTGCGTAAGCAGGTCGCCGACCTTAACCAACAGCTCAAAAAAACTATTAAAGATGCAAGCGAAGCGCGCGTGGCATTTGCTAATAAAAAAGCAGAGGTTACCGCGCTGGTTAATGAGAATGCCAAATTTGCGACGCTCAAGAAGGAAATGTATGGCATTACTGAGCGCCGTTTCCCTGCAAGCAAACTTCATCCGACGTTAGGGCAAATCTCCTTCTTCCCGCGCCTCCTGGCTTATGGGATCTCATCGCCTAAAGAGTTCAATAACGAGCGTCCTTATATCGTTTCTAAGCTGGACTTTGCTTATCAGTTCTGCTGCGACATGGGCTATGCCATTGATATCCGGATCAACGAATGGTTGATGCCAAACTTCCAGCCGTTGGCCATTTTCCGCGAGTTCCAGCCGGAAGGTTGGGTAGAGTTCTTCCATGAATTGATCTGTAAAGAGATGGAAAGCCGCCGCCCGGAACTGGTCCGTCGAGTTGAGTGGGCGCAAGAGGTTATGTTGGCAGAGGCAGAGCTGCCGTTCGAACCGGAATTTATTGATGATCTGGGAGCTAAAGGGCTGCATACCCTGTTTGATGTGGTTACCCGCCGTCATGAGCAGTTGGTTGTCGAATTGGGTTTAGAGGAAACAGCGGCAAGAAGACTTCTCGATGTTTGCTATGGACGTAGCGATGCATGGGAAAAAGAGAACGGCGGCACTATTTACGTTCGCTGACAGTTACAGTGTCACTTTTAATGCTGGTGGAGTGCGCCCACCAGCATTTTTTTCGTCCAATGAGGAGGGCATTTGAGTATTTTCAATAAACACGCACACCAGGAACGTCCGTATATCGTCATAGTTGATATTGATGGAACAATATCAGAGGCAACTGAAGACAGACTGCATTTTCTTCCGCCACCAGGTAAAGGTGCATTAACAAAGGACTGGAACGAGTTTAATCTCGCCTGTGACACTGATACTCCCATAACTCCAGTTATTGATATTGTGCGCCAGTTATTTAACGTTTACACGGTCTGGTTTGTAACCGGGCGCTGTGAGATCGCAAGGGATAAAACACGAGCCTGGCTGCGGAAGTACGTAACAAACGGGGCTGAGCCTTTGCTATCTATGCGTCCTGCCACCGATGACAGAAATGACGGCCCAGCAAAGATTGATCTCCTTAAGAAAATTGGTCTAAGTAAAATCGCGTTCGCGCTGGAAGATAAGATTGAAGTGGCGCGTGTTTTCAGGAGGCACGGCGTGCTTACGTTAATGGTCAGGGAGTATGAAAACGCGCTGCTCCATCAACAATAATTGCTCTAATAAATATTGATTTTTAAAACAGAGAAAGTGAAAATAAAAACATGCCGCAAGGCGCGGCATGTATCCAATCAATCACAGGAGCTGAAAATATGAACACGGCATTCAAAATCATTATGGCCGCGATCTATTTCTGGCTGTTCTCTATCACTTTTGGCGGCATCGTCGCACATGGGTAAGGGGGATGCATGAAAGGCGAAGTGAAAGAGCGCGGCATGATTTTTAACGATGAGATGGTCCGGGCAATTCTTGGCGGGAATAAAACACAGACTCGCAGGATTGTTGAAGAAAAATTCTATGGACGGGCAGTGGCCGCAGAGTTGCTTGCCAAGCATTGTCCATATGGTCAACCGGGCGATCGTATTTGGGTTCGCGAAACCTACCGGGTACATGGCAAAGCGACGGACGTCGCAACGCTGGTTTATCGCGCAAGCGTGCGTAACTCCTGGACAGAACAAACGCACCGGGTTCCGGTCGAGGTTTGTAATAAACCAGTATCAGAAAAGTGGACGCCATCAATTCACATGCCGCGCTGGGCATCGCGCATTCTTCTGGAAATTACCAACGTGCGCGTTGAGCGGTTGAACGATATCAGCGAATGCGATGCAAGGGCTGAGGGCGCACCAACAGAATCGACCCTCATTGGCGATAAGCATTACCCAGGTTTCCGTAGCCTATGGAAATCAATTTATGGCGAAGATAGTTGGAACGCTAATCCTTGGGTGTGGGTAATAGAGTTTGAGCGTATTCAGGGGGCAACCAGTGAGTGAGTCAAAATGCCAAATTAATGGCAACAAGATTGAACCGTGCGCGGCGTTGGCACAATTCCTGGAGCATGACGCTGAATACACGACGCGAAAAGGTCTGCTGAAATACAAAATCTATAACCATGAATTAATTCATTCACAAGACCTGATCATGCTGCGGTCTGGTGAATTTTCTAAATCGCCTATTCGAGTTTCATTTTGCCCGTTCTGTGGTGAAAGTCTGAAAACGTGGGAAGCGGAGGCAACCAGTGAATAACCGCTTTTACATGATGTGCTTGCGTGAAACTGTGGGTAATAACGCCTCATCCCATTGCCATAACGGCAATGGTTACAGTTCTGATATCGATCGCGCTCATGTTTACACGCTGGAAGAAGCCCAAAAAGCCTGGAATTGTGGACGAGATATCGATCAGCCTGTTTGCGCTGATAGCGTGGATGCAATGGCTGTGTGGCACGTTGATTGCCAGTACATCCCCACAGAAAGCCTGATTGAGTCAGATTGCACTGCGTATGTGGCCTACAAAAAAGGTAGCTGGAACGGCAACGATGTTTACTGGCTTCAACACGGTGGATTGCCAACAGATGACTTCAGTAAAGCGACCATCTTTAGCGTCGCCAACAAAAACGAACCAGGAATAGTTTGGTTGCCATTTTCCATTGCTGATGCAGCAAAGCGTCGGACGTTCAATATCAATAACTTTAACCGCAGAACAATGGTTCAGGGCGCAGGTTTGGTCATGCCTGACTGGTTGAAAGAGCAGAACAGAAGAAAGAAGTCGCGAAGCGGGAAGGTGCGTTGGAATTGTCCGCATTGCGGAAAAATAACCTGGCAGTACAGCCCATATGATTTTGAAGGCTGTAGTGATTACAACTGTGAAGGATGGCGAGAATGACAATTGACTATCAGGCACTGCGAGATGCGGCAGTTGCAGTAGAAACAGAACCTATGCATCAAAATTTTGTGGCGTTTCGTATGGCGTTCACGCCATCGGTGGCACTGGCACTACTGGATGAACGGGAAAGAAACCAGCAATACATCAAACGCCGTGACCAGGAGAACGAGGATATTGCTCTTACGGTTGGGAAGCTGAGAGTTGAGCTTGAGGAAGTAAAACAACACGCTGAAGAATTATCCGAAACCAAGGCTGTTCGTAACCAATGGCGGCCAGATATTTGCCCAATAACCGGACGTGCATTTTTCATGTGGATTGAGCATCCAACATTGGGGAATGTGCCGACATATGGTGGCCCATTAGATAGTTACACCATTCCAACAAAGGACGGTGACGGTGAGTTTTCATGTGAGCGTTACGATCATGATTTTGGCGGTTGGGTAGAAAGCGAATGTCTTGGGTTATATCTGATTGATGATAGAGAACAATGCAGGGTCTACGAACTGGAGGAACGCGTTAAGGAACTGGATGCTCGGGAAATATCGCTCCCGGAACGTAGCAGCATGCTTCATCGAACAGATTTTCACGATGATTACCAAACGGTAATGGCATACAAAGTTTCTGAAGTCATCGCTGCAATCCGCGCCGCTGGCATTCGCATCAAAGGAGAGTGATATGGCGTTAACACACCGCGAACTCTGTCAGATTGCGTACAAGTTCCTTAAGCGCAACGGGTTCAAGGTTTGTTTTCATGACCGCTTTATAGCTGTAACCAGTACCGGAGAACAGCCAGATGCTATGGGATTCAGAAATTCAGCATCATGCCTGATAGAGGCGAAGTGTTCTCGTGCTGACTTGTTGGCAGATAGAAAAAAGCGTTTTCGTAAAAATCCGTCTCTTGGAATGGGCGACTGGCGATTCTTTATTAGTGAGCCGGGAATTATTTCAATTGAGGATTTACCACCTGGCTGGGGATTACTTCACGTTGTTAACGGAAGAGTACGGAAAGTACATGGGTGGCCCAAGGGTAATTGCTGTTGGGGTAATCCTGACGATAAGCCATTTACTGGAAATAAGCAGGTTGAATGCGATTACATGTTATCTGCATTAAGGCGCATGGAGTTGAGAGGGCACCTTAATGAAATATATGACGGTGTAATTGTTAATAAGAAAGAAGGAAACGCGGCATGATCACTATTACCAAAGAGCGACTACTGACAATCAAGCAGTGGCGCGAAACATACGGACCTGGTAGCAACGTTGTACTGCCAGCAGAAGAAGCGGAAGAACTGGCACGAATTGCTCTGGCATCGCTGGAAGCAGAACCAGTTGCTTATATTTTCAAACATCCGGCCGGGAAATTATTCTGGGCTTTAACGGATGAAAGCAATAAAGAGCAACCGGACGTTATTCCTGTTTATGCTGACTCACCTGCGCCGGTTGTGCCGGATGAAATAGACGTAAACGATGTACCAAGGGCGGTGACATATTTCAAGACACACAGAGATTGTTACGCAGATGGCTGGAACGCCTGCCGCGCCGCCATGCTTCAGTCCGGAAACTTTCGGGAAAACAAGAATTCGTCAACCAATAATTTTCGGGAAATCGCGGAAACGTCAACCAACTATCCGGTAATTCCTAGTGAGGTGTTGTCCGCAATCCTGAAGGTTGCCAAGATTCGTGCCGATTTCGATGATTTTGACGGTGACAGGCGAGGTATCGGTGATTGTCTGGATGAGGCTGAGCAAGAGCTTATCGTTACCATTAACAAATATGCCAGTCAGTTGGCAGCAGAACCGATAGCGACTAATGACGTTCGAGAGCAAACAGCCGTTCCGCCAGTTCCTGTAATACAGGCTGATGTCGCGCAGGCAATTGAAAAACTCAAACGGAAATTAGTGGAATGCAATCGCTATAACTACTGCGCAGATGCAGTTAAGGGCGTTGAGTATGCCTGCCACGCTGCCATGCTTCAGGGTAGCCAACCTGTAAGCCAAAGTAAGACTTACAGGTTGGATTTTGGGCAATGGCTGGAACAGCAACGCGGGAAAATCGATGTGGACTGTGGTTGTGTGTCCACTGAAACATTCATGCACTGGCTGCGGGTAGCTTACGAGGCTGGCAACTATCCGGATATTCCGGATAGTTCGGTGCCAGCGCCAGGAAAGGGCGTCACCGGTGAACGTATCCGCATTAAGCCGCATGTTTATCGCGAACTGGTTAACCGTCTCCACGATACAGCGATCAAGTGTGCTGGCACCCAGCAATTACGAGAAAGAATTAGCCGTGTTTTGGGCGACGTTATTACGCCATATCATCATAAACAAGCCGAGAAAAGCGGTCTGGAAAGGTGTCATCTTGAGGCAGCATTAAACATTAAGCCGGGGCATACGCTTGGCATTATTGATGCACTGTTGGTTCATAAGATGGCCAGGGCTTTATTGTCGTTGGTGGACGCTGGTGATACAAGCGAGGGTGAAGTATGAGAGTTGCAGATCACATCAAACACCTTGAAAGAATTATCGAAAACGGTGAACTCTTAAGAGATCAGATGAGACGCACGGCAGAAGCCAGGGAGGCGATAATCCGCAGTCAGGCTGGTAAATTAAAGCAATTGTCAGAGATTAACACGCTATACAAGAACAGATGTAACCGGGCGGTGATGCGGCTTCAGAAAGCACGTAATGAAATTAAATTGGTGGAGGCAAAACTGAAAAAACAGATCCAGCGTTACGATCAGCAAGATGCTTTTTATGCCGCCATCAAGGCGGCTGCTAATGAAATAGGCATCTGGAAGTTGCTGGTGGAGAAAGCAAAGACGAAGTTAAATGCCAACGAAAGCTGAACTACAGGTGCCCACCAGCACATACAGAAAATGATTGTTTCCACATCAAGGAGATTTTAATGTTTCACTGAAACATTAAGTAAGCCAGTGCATAATTCCATTTTTTACTGACCTTAAAAGCAAAATCAAAACGATGATGAGGATAATAGCCAGAATCTGGCTAATAATAGGCGCATCTAAAAATGCACTCAGGAACTGAAAAAAAGCGTTCATTCAGGTGGTTCCTTGTCAAATGTAAAGGTGCACTTGCTCACGTTGACGTAGAAACCCAACCCCTATATAGTTGGATTCGGTGAATGAAAGTCGTTAACGTGAGCTTACGGCACATGTTTTCGGAAAAACATCAGGGAACGGCTAATTCCTTGATGCGGGTGGGGTCTGTAATGCAGACCCTATCTATTAACGTCATGATTGCATCTCAAATTTTCTCCTTATCTTCAATTAATCTACATTCATTTCATCTGTTAGCCACCACAATATGTAGAAAATGGCCCTCTTGCAAGTGCATAACTTTGTGGATAACTCAGGAAGGAAAAAGTGGCTTTCGCGCACCTTCGGTCAGACAAGGTGTCCGGGAAAGTCAACGCAAAGAAAAAAATTGTTAAAAATAACGTTTGTTGGAATTGTATATTTTTATCCCCTTCAATGGTTAGCATTCTATTAACATCTTTTTTTAGAGACAGAAAAACATATCGTAACAACATATATACAGTATTAAGAGGCGAGTATTATCCTGCGGTGGGAATTCTGGGCGCTGTTAGATTCGACTTTCTCAGCAGGATTACATCGTCAACTTGCGACGTTGCCGTATGACTTTCGTGTAATAGGTGACAATGATGCGGCTAGTGAGTTACTTGTGAAGTTTTTCGGAAAAGGTTTTGTGGCCTCGGATCTTGATGAGCTACAGCAACATGAAGTGTCTAATTTGATTTTTAGCCATAGCCAATAAGCCTCCCTCCTCCATCAAGGCCACAATTTGTGACCTTAAACAATTTTTTTTCTGCTTTTTCTTATTTGAGGAAATAACGTTGTTGACAGCTAATAGGCTCGTTGTTGTTATACATGCCTGTATAGATTATGACCGTAAATTATTAGCGGATTTTAAGCCATATTCACCGTTGTAGAAATTACTCATGTTCCATTCATTAGGAAGTTCTTTTCTGTCCAATGTATAGTGGCGCACGATATAACGATCTTCATCTTCTTCGATGGACAGGCGGACATAGCCAATGTGAATCACCGATACGGGCGGTGTTCGTATTGCATAGATGTCGCGGAGATATACCGGCATCTCGACAAATGCATCAGGTGCATCTGTGATGCTCGTTTTTTCACAGTATTCATATAACGCATCGTTGATATCGTTAAGAGATTCATGATCGTATATTTCCAGGTAATTACCGCGATCGCGATGGTACTCGATTTTAGCCATTCAAAATCCCCTGTTATCGTTTTGCATTTCTCTAATCCGGTTCAGAACTACTTCGTGCTGGACTTGGATAGCGGCTTTTTCGTTTTCAAGCCGGGCAATAGACATCTCTAATTCTTTGCTGTACCAGGCGAGCTGGGCTAGGTTCATCCGGTTGTGGTCGAGAGTTGGAGACACTTCGACGCGATCCCTTTCTTCCTGCTTTAATGAGAAGAGATTCATCTCATCCCTTGAGGAAAATTCAGCAACAATTTCTTGTTGATGATCCGGTCGCTGCGGCATCCTCGCCAGTATAAATGGCGGTTCTTTTGAAAACATGAATGTCGGTTCAGACCGTGTTTTTACCCAGCTTGCCTGCTGTCTTTCGGCAAGTTCACAGGCTTCATCATAGTTATCTGCCAAACAAAGCACGGATGGACGGTCCCACGCCCCACCATTCAGACAATAAACTACAATTTTCCCGTCAGGTTGTGTAACCCCATATGGATGGTCCCACCAGGCGTCCAGCTGAGCTTTAGAGCGTTTCTCGTTAGGAGTGCAGTCAAAATTTTTGGGCAATACAGGATCGAGAGGAATGCGATTAGGCATAGCTAATTCCTTATTAACTGATTGGCAACGAGGTTACGCTGATCCCGCGGTGATGAATAGTAGCAAAGAGCACAAAATCATCAGCGGTGGTTGATGTACGTAACGCGTTTGCACCAAAGGTGTCTCTTTAATGTATACTGTATAAATGAACAGTATTATTGAGGTAAAAACGCTATGGGCTTCCCTTCTCCTGCGGCGGATTATGTTGAAAGCCGAATTTCTCTTGATCAGCAACTAATCAGGCATCCATCAGCAACCTACTTCATGCGGGCAGCTGATAGCCATCACCGTGAGGGAATATTGCAGGGTGCTTTGCTGGTGGTTGATTCCTCGCTTACTCCGGTTGATGGTTCTCTGCTTGTGTGCGCTATGGAGGGTGAATATCGCATAAAGAGATACCGAAAGTATCCGCGCCAGCACCTGGAGGATTTAAGCACCGGGAAGAAAGAGGCGTTACCAGTAGATGACGATGGTTACACGGGTAGTAATGCTGTTTTTGGTGTGATCACTCATGTCATCAATGATGCCCGGAGTGGGGAGTTTGATGATTGTCCGGTCATTTAAGCTGCAAAGTGCTGGTGCTTTATGCCTGTGAAGTTTATAATTGTGTACACATAACGAGTACACGAGGTGTTTATGCAATCCATTAACTTCCGTACCGCGCGCGGCAACCTTTCTGAAGTGCTCAACAATGTTGAAGCCGGGGAAGAGGTTGAAATCACCCGCAGAGGCCGTGAGCCAGCAGTAATTGTCAGCAAGGCTACTTTCGAAGCCTACAAAAAAGCGGCGCTGGATGCTGAATTTGCATCCCTGTTTGACACCCTGGACTCCACCAACAAGGAACTGGTTAACCGATAATGAGGCATATATCACCGGAAGAACTTATTGCGCTTCATGATGCGAATATAAACCGCTACGGCGGCCTGCCGGGAATGTCAGATCCGGGTAGGGCAGAGGCCATTATCGGGAGAGTTCAGGCCAGAGTTGCCTACGAAGAGATCACCGACCTTTTCGAAGTCTCCGCCACCTACCTGGTGGCTACAGCGAGAGGGCATATATTCAATGATGCCAATAAGCGTACCGCGCTAAACAGTGCGCTGTTATTTCTACGCCGTAACGGGGTGCAGGTATTTGATTCACCTGAACTGGCAGACCTTACTGTAGGCGCTGCGACTGGCGAGATATCTGTATCTTCTGTCGCCGACACGTTACGTAGATTGTATGGTTCTGCGGAGTAGATTAATGGCACGCAAATACAACAAATTGTCCCGTGAAGCGTTAAAGATGCTTCTTGATGGCGTGAGTCGCCGCAAGGTAAAGCAATACCTGGTTGGTAAGCAAATTGGAGTCAGGACCGCTATTGCTGTGTTATGCCGTCAGGAAATGGTTGCGCTTAAACAGAGAATGCCGGGCAGCAGATAAAGCCCAATCAGTGATGAAAGGTGTGATGTGAAAGCCGTAATTACTCCCTTTGTACAGAAAGAGCTTGGCGTCGCCACATTCAAAGTGGATCAGGAGGTCAGAAAGCTGGTGGAGGCTGGCCGTAAATTTATTATGGAGCCGGTGCCGCGTGAGTTAATCGAGCACATGGAAGACGGCCTCGTTGTTACCGAGCAAACCATGGCAACAAATGAGGCGTTGCAGCCGTTTTTTAACAGCGATGAACTGTTTCGCCGTATTGGTGGAATTGACGCGCTGGTGGCGTGGTTGCGTAGGAAAGAGGGTCAATGCCAGGCCGCAGATCGTAGTTGGTGTGACAACCATATTGTCCACGCTGAACGAGACAATAGCGCGGTGTTGTTGTGCTGGCATCACGATAACCATTATCGGATGCGTGGTTTTAATGAGCTGAAAGAAACGCTGCACAATAATCGCGTTAACTGGATACTGGATGTCGCCCGTCAGGAAATGGGCCTTTCAAATAGCCATGATTTAAGTATTCAGGAGCTGTGCTGGTGGGCTTTCATGCGCAACATGATGCACCTGATGCCGGAAGAAGTCTGCCGCATATCAATAAATAAGATGAAGGCTACTCCGCAGGATAGCGGACCTCTGAAAGAGGCGGATATTCGCCCGTATGACGATCGCGCTACAGCATATGTTCAGATGATGGAAGAACGCGCCGCGCCGATGCGTGCAAAAGTATGCCCTGTGGATGTTGACTCCGACCCTGGCATGGCGCATTTCAAAATACCAAAACTGCAATCGCTAAAATTACCTGAGTACATGGACTTTGTTGCTTCCCGTCCATGCTGTGGGTGTGGAGCTGCGGGAGCTGGCGCTCACATTACGCCTTATATCGTTCGTCATAGTCGATTATGCGCGCATGACATTTACGCAATTCCTCTGTGCCAGTCATGCCAGCGTGATATTGAGCGTGACCGCGATAATTGGGAGAAGACGCACGGTAGGTTGGCGATGCATCAACGATTGTTCTTTGATTACGCGCTTGGAGTTGGCGTTATCACAAGTCATTCGTCGAGTGTTAGATAAAATTGCTCTAATGTATTGCTATTTCTTTAGTCGAGGGTATTATATTCCACGTTGATTAGTTGACATGGGCTAATCAGTAGGTGACAGGATGTTACTTAACTGGCAGGGACGCCACTTCATGGAAATAAATCACTCACGAATAACATCGTACGAGATTGCGGATTACATGATCCGCACTAAATCTCTTCTATCAGCGAAAGAACTCGCAGCAATTCTTGAAAAGGAATACCCGCATCTGGATGTCGATAAGCGCGATGTTTATCTGCGCTTAAAGGCTATCGCTGTGTCTAAGTATTCGTCTGTTTTGATTGATGACAGTACACGCCCACGTAGATTTCAGATCCACTCTCTGAATCCTGAATTCTTTCGCCGTAGCCGCGCTCCGCGCCGGTTTGATGAAAAACTCCAGAATGAACTCTATATGACGCAGGACGAAAAGGAACGCCGGGAGCACCAGCCTTGGGTAATGGCGCGTCAACTTTTCAATAAGGTGGCCCGTCAGCACCGTCATTACGGTAATGCCACATCCGCACGTATCTGATTGATTACTTGCCCGTTCCGGGCCTTTTGACATGTGACTTTCGTTACCCTCGCGTCAAAAAGAGTTTTTACGAAAGGAAGCATAAGTGACCTGGGACGATCACAAGAAGAATTTTGCTCGCCTGGCGCGAGATGGTGGTTACACCATCGCACAGTATGCCGCCGAGTTTAATCTTAACCCTAATACCGCACGTCGTTATCTCCGTGCCTTCAAAGAAGACACCAGGACTGCGGACAGCCGCAAGCCAAATAAGCCAGTCAGGAAGCCACTAAAAAGCATGATCATTGATCACTCTAATGATCAACATGCAGGTGATCATATTGCGGCTGAAATAGCGGAAAAACAGAGAGTTAATGCCGTTGTCAGTGCCGCAGTCGAGAATGCGAAGCGCCAAAATAAGCGCATAAATGATCGTTCGGATGATCATGACGTGATCAACCGCGCCCACCGGACCTTACGTGATCGCCTGGAACGCGACACCCTGGATGATGATGGTGAACGCTTTGAATTCGAAGCTGGCGATTACCTGATAGATAACGTTGAAGCGCGGAAGGCCGCGCGCGCTATGTTGCGTCGGTCCGGGGCCGATGTTCTGGAAACCACTCTTCTTGAAAAGTCTCTTTCTCATCTCCTTATGCTGGAGAACGCCAGGGATACGTGTATTCGCCTGGTGCAGGAAATGCGCGATCAGCAAAAAGACGATGATGAAGGTACTCCGCCTGAATACCGTATCGCGAGCATGCTAAACAGCTGTTCCGCGCAGATAAGCAGTCTGATCAACACCATTTACAGCATCCGGAATAACTATCGAAAAGAAAGCCGGGAGGCGGAAAAGCACGCTTTGTCTATGGGGCAAGCTGGCATTGTTAAGCTGGCATACGAACGAAAGCGTGAAAATAACTGGTCAGTGCTGGAAGCGGCTGAATTCATCGAGGCGCATGGAGGAAAAGTGCCGCCCCTGATGCTGGAGCAAATCAAAGCCGATCTGCGTGCTCCTAAGACCAATACCGATGATGAGGAAAACCAAACAGCATCTGGCGCTCCATCACTTGAAGATCTGGATAAAATCGCGCGAGAACGGGCCGCCAGCCGCCGCGCTGATGCGGCATTGTGGATTGAGCATCGTAGAGAAGAAATTGCCGATATCGTCGATACAGGTGGTTATGGTGATGTCGATGCGGAAGGCATATCAAACGAAGCATGGCTTGAACAGGATCTGGACGAAGACGAGGAGGAAGACGAAGAAGTTACCCGCAAACTGTACGGGGATGATGATTAATGGCCAGAAGTTGCGTAACGGACCCACGTTGGCGCGAGCTTGTGGCGCTATATCGTTATGACTGGATTGCGGCCGCTGATGTGTTGTTTGGGAAGACACCAACCTGGCAGCAGGATGAGATCATTGAGTCCACGCAGCAGGACGGCAGTTGGACAAGTGTGACCTCCGGCCATGGTACTGGTAAATCGGATATGACGAGTATCATTGCAATACTCTTCATCATGTTTTTCCCCGGCGCTCGCGTCATTCTGGTCGCTAACAAAAGACAGCAAGTCCTTGATGGTATTTTCAAATACATAAAGAGCAATTGGGCTACTGCTGTTAGCAGATTCCCGTGGTTGTCGAAGTATTTCATTCTTACAGAAACGTCTTTTTTTGAGGTGACTGGCAAGGGTGTTTGGACAATATTGATAAAGTCCTGTCGCCCCGGAAATGAGGAGGCGTTGGCTGGTGAACACGCCGATCATCTCTTGTATATCATCGACGAAGCGTCGGGTGTGAGTGATAAAGCATTCAGTGTGATAACAGGTGCGCTGACCGGTAAGGATAACCGTATTCTGCTTCTTTCCCAGCCTACGCGACCTTCAGGCTATTTCTACGATTCACACCACAGACTAGCTATTCGCCCGGGAAATCCTGATGGATTGTTTACTGCGATAATACTGAATAGTGAAGAATCTCCGCTTGTAGATGCAAAATTTATACGAGCAAAACTTGCGGAGTATGGCGGTCGTGATAACCCCATGTACATGATCAAAGTACGTGGTGAATTTCCCAAATCTCAAGATGGCTTTCTTCTTGGTCGTGATGAGGTTGAGCGGGCGACGCGGCGAAAGGTCAAGATTGCCAAAGGATGGGGCTGGGTTGCATGTGTTGACGTTGCTGGTGGCACAGGACGAGATAAGTCCGTTATTAATATCATGATGGTGTCCGGCCAGCGAAATAAACGCCGTGTAATCAACTATCGTATGCTGGAATACACAGACGTTACAGAAACGCAGTTAGCCGCCAAGATTTTCGCAGAATGTAACCCAGAACGGTTCCCGAACATAACCATAGCTATTGATGGCGATGGCTTGGGGAAATCGACGGCTGATCTAATGTACGAACGCTATGGCATTACCGTCCAGCGTATCCGCTGGGGTAAAAAGATGCACAGCCGTGAAGATAAAAGCCTTTATTTCGATATGCGCGCTTTCGCGAATATTCAGGCGGCAGAAGCTGTAAAATCAGGGCGTATGCGGCTTGATAAGGGGGCTGCGACTATAGAGGAAGCATCAAAGATACCGGTAGGGATAAATTCCGCAGGTCAATGGAAGGTGATGTCAAAGGAAGATATGAAGAAAAAACTCAACCTGCACTCACCGGACCATTGGGATACATATTGTTTCGCTATGTTGGCGAACTATGTTCCCCAAGATGAAGTGCTTAGCGTCGAAGACGAAGCGCAGGTTGATGAAGCTCTGGCATGGCTTAATGAATAACAATTTGACCATGCCGGATGGAAAACTATTGCGCGCTTTCGGGGTTGCTGTTTACTGGCTGCCCCTTCTTAGTTTTACGGCTGCGCGTAACTGATGCGGCTGATTTGACCTTTTTCTCTTCGCGAGTGATGGCAATTTGTTTTTTTACATTTTCAATATCTGCCAGGCGATATATTTTTGCCTGCGGCCAGCGGTCGCAGATGATCGGTTCTATAGAGTCATAAAGGCTAAATTTTGCTTTCTCGAATTCACCGTTGATGATGATTCCATCACGGAGAGTTTCATCGCAGATAAACACACCACACAGCGGCACATGGTAACTAACTGATTTACCATCATTGTAGTTAGGGCTACTGGAAATGTAATGGACGCGCAACATTGTTTCGCTAAAGCCGTGTACACGCATACGGAATTTTTCATCCTCCGGGTACTGCTTCATTAGCTCTTTTGTTGCTTCCAGGTTCTCTATGTATTTCGCACTGTGCTCATTGATCCCCGCGCTTTTCTGGATGCGAATGTCCTTATCAATCAGATGAATAATGCGGCCAGCGGTCATGTTGACGCTGTTCACAGCTTCTGTCTGATAAGTTGTAACCTTACGCACACCGCGAAGGATGTTAGGCACTGGATATAAAATAGTCTTTGGGATATTGAGGTCTGGGTACTGTTCCAGTTCCCGCGCCATTAAAGTCCATTTATCAATTTCAGCCTGAATGCTGTCCGTTTCTTTGAACGGCAGAACGACAACCGGGCGAACAGGACGACCGTCGCTGGCGGCATCAACGTGTTGGGCGCGTGCAACAGCTTTTTTTAGAAAGAGATCCCTGAAGCTGACGAACTCCTGGTACAGTTGTTCGCCGTAGACATAATTTATCATTGATCCTCCTCCAGAATTGACATGGCCAACAACTCACAGCGGATTACACTGGGAGTTGTTGGCCACCATTATAGAAGGATCTAACGAAAATAATAGATTTATTAGTGCATTTATTGTGAGTCTGGCTGGTTAGTGGCCATGAGATATTCGATTGTGTCAGTGAGATCATCCAGGTCGTCTTGGGTGATGCGGTACTCCTGATTGGATATCTTTGAGTAGTGTTCAGCAATGGCGCGGGCAGCGTCGGTTTCGGCGGGGTCTACAGATAAAGCGTTAGAGCAATGTCTAACGTCGTCGATGGTTGGTGGAATGAAAGCCATAATTATGCCTCACTGTATTGACAACACAGAGCCTGAAGCTCTGACCTACTGTTTCACCCATGATCCATGCTGGGGTAATCCTACAACATTGCGCTGTGTGTAAGATGAGCAATGCATAGCTGTAATGCCGTTGTATAAGGTTTCCCTGTTTGCTCATTTCCTTCTGAGCCGCTCTACAACGCTGAAGACACATTAAATAGTGAATCCAAAGTTGTATTACGAAACGGCGGCAAAACTATAATTTATTAGAGCAATTGTCAAACAACTATGAAAAACAATCCAGTTTTTGGCTGGTGGAGTGGGATTTTTCTCTCAAAATTTATTGCTCTAATAATTCTTGATTTTTATGCGCAGCTGGACGTAAACTCCTCTTCAGACCTAATAACTTCGTATAGCATACATTATACGAAGTTATCTTAAGGGTTATTGAACATGATCAATTTACCTGTAAATCCATACAGTTCAATACCTTATCAGGTCAAATAGTGATCACTTGATCATTTGATCAAGGTTGCGCTACGTAAAATCTGCGAAATGTTGGCAGTGTTAGTGCTCCAGATTTCGCGTAGCGCACTTAGCACCACCAATCAATCAGAGGTGAAAAATGGGATATTCAGCTGCTAAAGTGTCCACTCATCTTGAGCTTGAGAAAAACCGTGGTTACTGGCGGGCAAAAGGGTTTGATCGTGATAGTTGCCAACTGTCATTATCGCGCGGTGAAGAGAAAATAGAACGCACGCGCGGTCGCTGGCGTTTCTATGACGAGAACCATAAACAGGTAAAGGCAGAGCCGATCCTGTACACTTTACTTAAAACCATTATCTGAGTGTTAAATGTCCAATTTACTGACCGTACACCAAAATTTGCCTGCATTACCGGTCGATGCAACGAGTGATGAGGTTCGCAAGAACCTGATGGACATGTTCAGGGATCGCCAGGCGTTTTCTGAGCATACCTGGAAAATGCTTCTGTCCGTTTGCCGGTCGTGGGCGGCATGGTGCAAGTTGAATAACCGGAAATGGTTTCCCGCAGAACCTGAAGATGTTCGCGATTATCTTCTATATCTTCAGGCGCGCGGTCTGGCAGTAAAAACTATCCAGCAACATTTGGGCCAGCTAAACATGCTTCATCGTCGGTCCGGGCTGCCACGACCAAGTGACAGCAATGCTGTTTCACTGGTCATGCGGCGGATTCGAAAAGAAAACGTTGATGCCGGTGAACGTGCAAAACAGGCATTGGCGTTCGAACGCACTGATTTCGACCAGGTTCGTTCACTCATGGAAAATAGCGATCGCTGCCAGGATATACGTAATCTGGCATTTCTTGGGATTGCTTATAATACCCTGCTACGTATAGCAGAAATTGCCAGGATCAGGGTTAAAGATATCTCACGTACTGACGGTGGGAGAATGTTAATCCATATTGGCAGAACGAAAACGCTGGTTAGCACCGCAGGTGTAGAGAAGGCACTTAGCCTGGGGGTAACTAAACTGGTCGAGCGATGGATTTCTGTCTCTGGTGTAGCTGATGATCCGAATAACTACCTGTTTTGCCGGGTCAGAAAAAATGGTGTTGCCGCGCCATCTGCCACCAGCCAGCTATCAACTCGCGCCCTGGAAGGGATTTTTGAAGCAACTCATCGATTGATTTACGGCGCTAAGGATGACTCTGGTCAGAGATACCTGGCCTGGTCTGGACACAGTGCCCGTGTCGGAGCAGCGCGAGATATGGCCCGCGCTGGAGTTTCAATACCGGAGATCATGCAAGCTGGTGGCTGGACCAATGTAAATATTGTCATGAACTATATCCGTAACCTGGATAGTGAAACAGGGGCAATGGTGCGCCTGCTGGAAGATGGCAATTAGCCATTAACGCGTAAATGATTGCTCTAATTCTTTGATATTTATGGTGGCATATGAGAAAGGATTTCAACATCGACGGAAAATATGTAGTGCTGTCTGTAAGCACTAATATTCTGTCGCCATCTGTCATTGTCACCGTAAAGTTGAGCGATAGGATGCCTGATATCGACTCGATATCTGTTGCGTTCCCCGTTAAAAGCATGCGGAGTGCTGAACATTTTGTGATGAATGCAACGGAGGAGGAAGCGCGGCGCGGGCTTACTAGAGTGATGGGGGAATTTGGCGAACTCCTGGGTAAGGTAAACAATGCCCTTTCAATCAGTTCAGCAAGGTCCAAAGCGTTAACCGCTTCCATGATGAAATAAAAAAAAGCCTGGCAAGGAGCCAGGCTGCACAAAAGAGCGGGTTTGTATTCCGCATCCAATCAATCAAGAAGGAGTATAGCACACAGGTACTGAAGTGAAAAAATGTGATTCGCGAGAAACAAAATATATACCATTGCTCTAATTGATTGCTATAATTTGGCCGCAGTTTTTGTCAACTACGAAGACGTTGCCATTACTTCACTCCTTGACATCATTGGCGGCCATTAGGCCGCCTTTTTTTTGCCATATGAAAACAATCGAACAAAAACTTGAACAGCGCCGCGAGTGGCAGAAGGCAGCCAGAGAACGAGCGATCGCTCGGCAACGGGAAAAGTTGGCTGACCCCGCCTGGCGAGAATCGCAATATCAGAAAATGCGGGATTCTATCGACCGCCGTATCGCTAAACAGAAAGAGCGCCCACCAGCCAGCAAAACGCGGAAAAGTGCGGTAAAAATAAAATCTCGTGGCTTGAAGGGGCGAACACCGACGGAGGAGGAACAGACTATCGCCAATGCTCTTGGCACTCTCCCCTGCATTGCCTGCTACATGCATGGAGTAATATCTGAAGAGGTGTCTCTGCACCATATCTCCGGTCGTACCGCGCCGGGTTGTCACAAAAAGCAATTGCCCCTTTGCAGATGGCACCACCAGCATGCAGCACCGGCTGAAGTAAGAGAAAAATACCCCTGGCTGGTCCCTGTTCATGCCGATGGCGTGGTAGGAGGCAAGAAAGAATTCACCTTGTTGAACAAGTCAGAGATGGAGTTGCTGGCTGACGCCTATGAAATGGCAAACATCATGCACTAATAAATATATTATTTTTAATCTTAAATGATTGACAACTGACAAGTGACTTGAGTCAGAATCATCACACGCCCGGTACGGATGGATCCCTTTTCAAATATTCCATGGACGGCACAGTCTGAGTACCGGGCGCTACCTTCAGTTGTATTGCTAAGCCGCCGCTGGTGGCTTTTCTTTTTTGTAGGGGCGCTATGGATAAGAAAATATGCGTTGTTTCGATGAGCGTCGGCAAACCGGCGTCAATGACTGCTGCATGGATCAACAACGAGCTGATAATGGCTGAGCGGACCAGCTACCCTGAACGCCGCCGCGACATGGAACTCCAGCTGCTGCGCGAATTGCGAGAAAAAGAGGAAAAGGGTTTTATCGTGCTGGTGGAAGAGGAAAACAGCTTTATTACTGGTCGAGTTGGCCAGCGTGTAAGGTTGCGCGATCCCTTCATGAACGGCAGGCCGGTACTGATTGAAGCAATGCAGATTTACAAGGAGCTGGAACGCCAGAAAGCGATCAAGTTACCGCGCAAGGAATCCGGCAAATACATCCTCCACCAAAGCATCTTCGATTCCGAACACGATAAAAAAGGCGATGAATTTTTCAACATCAACTGGAGCGAAATAACGACAGAGCATGTTCTGACGTTACTATGTTGCTTTGCGACGGAATACAACAACGTTGCCAGCGCAGACTACATCAGGGCAATGGCTGGAGAAGTTGAGGCACGCCAGGAACCATCGTTACTAAGCCCTCTGATTAACATAATTCGCGGAACCCAAACGCTGGCACAAAAACAGGTGCCTAAGGGAGTATTAACAGGAAAAGGAAATTATCTATAAACGTCAATGCATTAGGGTATACTTCTCCGTAGAACTATAAGTAAATGGAGTAAGTAATGAGCGAGTATATAGAAATTGCCTATGCAGCAGCTACACATAGGCTGTGCTTTCTTACAGGCACTGGATTTTCAAAGGCTGTTTCTGATGATAAAGCCCCAAGTTGGCAATCTTTATTGGAGCAACTGTGCGGTTTATTGAAGGATGGTGACTCACTCAAAGAGGAATTATTTCCTGATGGAAAAGCAAAAGACCTTAGCCTTGAAGAGGCTGCTCAGGTTATTGCACTAAAATTTATACTTTCGGGGAAAAATATTTACCAGGAGATTGAGAAAATCATAGCCTCAATCGAACTTGATCCATCAATTGAATATATTCAAGACTTTTTCAAAGAAAACACATTTAAAGTAATTACGACAAATTATGACAAGTTAGCAGAAAAACTGGCTGGAGAGAATCGAACGTGTACAATCACCCCCGGCCTGCCAATTCCAAAATATAATTGTGAGGTTAAAGTCTACCATGTTCACGGCTCTATAGACTCCCCATCAGATATGGTTGTTACTAGCGAGGATTATTTCAGATTTATAAATGGTAATTCTTACTTTTCAAATAAACTAAGCACAGTTCTACATGAAAACACTATTGTTATTCTTGGCTATTCTCTAAGTGACGCGAACCTCAAGGCGATTATAAATGAATATAAGGTATTTTCACGGGACAACGTAATGTCCTCCAATATTTTCCTTATTTCCCGAGGAAAACTATTGCAACCTATTAAAGATTACTATTTTTCCTGCTTTGGGATTAGGGTTATAGATAAAACAGAGGTGTCTGATTTCTTTAGAAAACTTAACAAGAAAATTCCAGAAGCAAAAAAAATAAAAGACAAATTGAGGCACTCAATCAAATCGGTAATAAAAAACGGAAGAGAGTATAAAATAGAGTTCTTGAAGTTAGAGGATTCTTTTTATCATATCATTTCCTCCATTTCATCATCTGGATATAGCTGGAATGATGAAAAGGTATTAAATGTTTTTTGTGATATAATAGATAAAAAAATAGATCTTACTAAAGAGTCTGGCGCATGGGAGCAGTATGAACACCTGGCAAAATGGCTTATTTATTTCGGTAGTTTATTTGAAGTAAAAGGAACCAACTTTGAGAAAAAATACATACATGCGGTTGAACACTCAATGACTTATATGAATAAACCTTACGAAACAGGCTACTCATGGCGAGCATATCTAGCCTGGAAAACAAAATGGCCTTCACTGACAGCATCTAACCGCTCTCTTATTAAGAGTAAGATGGAAGAAATCCCGCTACAACAGATTCACGATATTATATCTAAGTTTATATAGTATATTTATCTCCGGCCTAATCTCCCTAGGCCGGAGAGTTCTTAATCAGCATTCAGGAGCAATGCGTTATCTATGATGATCTGCTCCCATTCCTCGAATGCCCGGTCGCGGACGCCCTGGGGAACGCTGTTAGTTTTGAAATCGACGACCGTCCGCCATTTTCCGTCCGGACGGTACATGCGCAGAGCTTTACTTCCCCCTTCCCTGCGCACCTCAACGTTATGCTTGTCAGCAAACTCTTGTAATGCTCGTAGCGTCCCATGCTTTACTGTGTAGTATCGCTTTTTCAAGTTTTCTCTCCAGCCTGTGCTAAGGCTTCAACTTCCAAATCGTAAGACTCAAACTCATAGTCCTGGTCGTCAACCTCTTCAGGTACTGGCAGTAAATGCCAGGCTGAGTATATCTGACCATTATCAAAACGCTCCTGGCTGTAGAGCGTCGCGGCTATGAGCGTCAGCGCCGGGCGGTCATAACGGTAAATTTTGCGAACGTCACGGTCAACGAGACGACCGAAATTACCATAACCGCGCTCCAGTAATAATTTTTTAATTTCCGACCAGTATGGACCATAGCTGCGGTACAGGCGGGGATTTTTCAGTAATCGCCCGCGTAGCCCTGACAGGAAGAAATCAACGTATTCGTCTTCTGTCTTTCCTAACAACGCTGTACGGAGTACCGCCTCAAGATATGTTTTATTCGGTTTTATTGTATCAGATAGTGTGGCCATATTATGCGACGCCCGGCGAACCGGGCGCTCCTGTTATGCGTATTGTTGGATGACGGCCAGAACGTCCGCCACGTTGTGTTTTGTCTCGATAATCCACCAGTTACCCGGGAAATCGCTGTTCTTCGCCTTCGCTGGCAGCCAGCGAGCGCCGAATTTCGCCTTGATTGCGTCTTTCGCACGGAAAAGAACGCCTTTCATGCCTGAGGCTTCCTGAAGCCCAAATACCTCGCCAGCGGCGAATTTTGGTGCGTACATCATCTTCAGGTCGGCGGTGGATACGCGATAATTCAGACCAAGAGACTGAGCTATGCTGGTGGCATCACCCTGTATTGATGATAACTCTTCTTGTTTCTCGTTTCTGGCGGCAATCTCTTCCTCCGTGATGTTGCCAAGGGCTAGGTTTATCCGATCAGCGTCGGCCTGTTTCTCTTCATCGGTGCGCCCGGCAAGAACCGTGTTAATTCTCTGCAATATCTCCACATGATTCTTGCGCATGCTGAGCAATTCCGGCGTAACCTCGTTAAGATCCACCAGCCCAAGGATGGCAAGGTCGGAAAACATTGATACCAGGTTGTAGGTCATGCGATAGCTGAGTTGACCATAGGCTGATGGCAACTTCACCGCATCCATTTGATAGGCATCCATAAATTTAGAGCCGTCGTTTACGACATCCGCTATTGCAGGTGTGATTTTCCCTGTGGTGGCGGCCTCCCTGATTGCTGTTACCCACGATTGAGTCAGCGCGGCGACTGCATGATTCAGATTGGCTTCCCGTTCTGCTGCGATGCGCGCGCTTGCTGCGTCCATTGCCTGCTTGATCTCGGCTTTATTGCTGTAAATGCCAATGGTGCCAAACTGTGCTGTGGTGATCTCATAATCTGACCCCCGGAACTCATTGGTACCGAAAATGGCATTGGTGACTTCAAGTTCAGAATCCCCGTTACGAGTAGCCCCCTGGCTTGTTTTTTCCGGCATTCTGGCGATCGCATCCGCTATTTTCTCCTGAATTGCTTCAGGGGATAGCGTATCTCCGTATGACGCGATTACATCGCCATAATTGGAGCCAAACAATTCAACCAGGAATGTTTCTGCCGAACGGATCTGGCGGTTATTCCCTTCCGACATCATACCAAGCACCCATTTTGCAATTGACGACTTCAGCGCGCCGTCACGGCGATCCGGGTAAACCGCATGCTTCAGTGGGTCCGTATAGGTACCAACAAAATCGATGCTATAGCCTGACTCTGTAGTCTGAACGCCGTATGAGTCAGTGATTTTGATCATGCCGCGCTGCTGGAAACGGTAGAAATCGTCACAGGAAATGATGTCGTTAATCCCGGCGATGGAGACGCCACCACTGATTTTCTGCATAACAGCATCTTCATCGGGAGTTACATCAACCTGTTTATCCAGCGTCTTCACATCCCAGTTACCCGATTTGGTGCCTTTGAAGGTAAAGATGATCTCCACGTCTGCGCGCTGGCTGTCGAAGTCCAGCGACTTAATGCGAACGATATCACCGGCACAATCATAGTATTGGCCTACACGCCATGAGCGATCGCCGATAACAAGGAACTCATTCGCATGGTTAACCAGATCAGGATCAACATCCAGAATGCCTTTATTTATTGCATCCTCCACCAGCGGGCGCAGGCGTTTGATATCCGTCGCGGCCTTCTGAGTACGGTTCAATAATTTCTCATAGCGGGAGATGGCCTGAGAGATATTAGCCTTGCGCTGAATGGCGCTTTTCAACGACGCGCGATACTGTGCTAACAACATACGGTCTGTGTGATGGACGCTACCCCAGCGGGCTTTCCAGTCTGCGTTATCAGCTGCTTTGGCCATTACCGCCTGTTTGAATTTAGCTACCTCGGCGGTGGTCTTTTCAAGTTCCGCTTTGCTTCGCTCCAATTCAGCGGTAAGTACCTCCACATCCTCACCAGCTGCGTGCTGCGCCTTGATGTAGTTCTTAAGGTCGATAGTAGCCTGTTCTTTCTGGCGAGCGCGTTTCGCAGCTTTCGCCTTATCCATTTGAACCTGCATCATTGCCAGACGTTCGCCGTCATCCTTCGCGGTATACATCTGCATTTCGATCATGTCATTGGCGTCGGCGTTCTCCATTTCTGACTTATCTGAACGGAGGATATCGGAGATCCAGCCTGCTTTACGCTTCAGCGTCTTCAGTCGGTATTCATCGAAAGACCCCTTGCCGCAGTAGTAGTGAACGCGAACGCTTGCACGGTTGGAGCCAACTCGTGCACCGCGACCGTTACGTTGTGCGATGCTGGCTGGTGTCCATGGCAACGTCAGATGATGGATGTCAGTCGTTCCTCGATGCAGGTTGATACCCACCTCTGCCTTTTTGTTGCAGATGATGATCGGAGTCCGGCCCTCCTGGAAGTCGGCTGCAATCTTTTCCAGACCGCCCAACGACATTTCATTTTGCTGCGCGATATAGGCGTCATACAGAGCCATTTGCTCGTTGTATTTCGCTATCTGTGCATCTGTTGGTTCATCCGGTAGCTCTTTCGGCGGTTTAACCGCTTTCAGTTTCTTACCGGTTTTACCTGCCTCGGCAACCGTCTGAGCATTCAGGATCCCCACCTTTGAAGGTTCAAGGTTTAGAGCATTGCAGATAATGCGCTTGAGCTTCTGGTGCTGCGTTTTTTCATCGGTGAAGATGATTTGCTTACCTTCCGGGAAAAACTCCTTCAGCGTGGCGATCAGCTTCGCGTATTTCGGCGTAACGGGGTGAGTTACGGTCTGTTCGTCAATGCCAAACCTGGCCAGGCGCTTATTCACTTCCTGCTCGAACGCTTCCGGAACCTGCAACTGAATAAACTCGCCCTTATCTATCAGGGAGTATTGCGATTGCTGCGTGATTGAATCATCACTGTCGTCGTCTTCGCTGGTGGCTTGTTTAGGCAAACTGTCCGCCAGCTGCTGCACCGCATCGGCGTACTCCGGCAGGAAACGATAGGTGATCCGGCGATAGTACAGGTCCATGTCAGTACATACGCGGTCCATATCCCTGATTATTGAGAAGATCGGACGGGCTTTCTCGTGCTCAATCACGCCGTCTTCATTGACCGAGGTCGTAACGCCATTGTTGGCTTTTGCCGCCGCTTCCGCCTGCTGACGCAATTCTTCATACGCCGCCAGTTGTTCTTCAGTAAGTGGTGCATCCTGCTGGTGTTCGTCCAGCTCCGGGATCTCCACGGTATCCTTAACGTCTTCCGCCGTTTTAAGCGTTACCCAGCGATGGAATATACCGCGCAGCGCATCAAGGTTTTCAAAGCCCACCAGCGCCATTTTTTCTTCAACTTCACCGCTGATTTTCTGCACCGTTTCCAGCCTGGTCTTGCCGAAGAATTTAACGAAGTCATCAGGACCGTAGATCCCCATGTTCTGCCAGTATTCCTTCGGCAGAACATGAGAAAGCATGTTGTATGCATCGATCGGGGTGTTAACGACTGGCGTTGCAGTCAGGAGAACCGGCCCGCGCCCGCCATTCTTTTTCATCAGGTACGCGTTTTTAATTGCCATATCTCGCGCCGATTGCGCCACCGCGCTGGTGGGCAGATAGGCCAGTTGTGACGCTTCGCGACCATTTTTATAGCTATTGCGGTAGTTGTGACCTTCGTCAGCGATCACACTATCGAAGCCCATATCCTCAAAGTACGGATACTTCTCTGCTTTTTCGGTACCGGTATCTGAATACTCCGACAATACCCGGCGACGCGCCGCCTCTTTGCGATGGGAATCGGAATCCATTGCGCTGGCTACGCGCCCGGCGGCAACGAAGTCATAAAGCATATCCTGTGCATGCTCATCTACGGTGTCATCACGTAGAGGAATGCGGGCGTATTGTTCTTTGGTAAACACGACTGCACGGTAATTTGAGTGCGGGATCGCGTTCATCCGCGCCGTGATAGTGGCTTCATCTGCCAGCTTAAGAGCATCGCGCATAACGGGAGTGCCATCAGTACCAAGAACAGGTTTACCGTTCTCATCGAGCACCGGCACCTGGCGAATCTGATCGCCATCCATCAGCACATCAAGACCGACGAACAGGTAGTTACTGAATGCCTCTTCACTCAGGAATTCTTTTGCTTCGTAATACCAGTTTTCCAGCACTGATTTAGGCACTACATACGCAGTACGGGTGGAGCGACCGTTCTCATAGTTGAACGCCTCAAGCGCCAGCGCGGTCGTGGTTTTACCCAGCCCGGTGCCGAAGCCCAGGATGCCGCGCCCATCTTCGGACAGTCGGCGCACCTCGCTATTCTGGTAATCAAATGGCTGGCGCTTACCGCTTAATCCCTTCAACCCAAGCGGATCGCCAGAGTGTTCATACGGGATATTGCTATTGAACACATCGTTGTATTTGGTAACCAGTTCATCGTAGCGATCGTGCGTCTTGATCCACTTATTGAACTGGTCCTCAAGCAGTGCCATCTGCTCGCGGTAGCCGTTCGCCGTCGCGCTATCTTTGCCACCGATACGCGCACCATTGAGATACTTTTCCAGCTGTGCCGGGAACCCGGTCGCGTTTTCACCTGATTTACGGTCCCACTCGTAGCGGATCTCGCCTGTTTCTTTATCCTTGCGCTGGACGACACCGTATCGGTGCCCGACGAACAGGCCATCACTACCGTGATAGGTGTCAGAAACCATTTCGTCGCCTTCCAGCTGCACTGACTGCACATAGCGCAGATCCGGATAGCCGTTTTCCTGCAAAAATTCCAGAATGACGGAACGGTCGAACCAACGGCTATTGAGCTTAAAGCGGATATTCTCTGCTGGCGTCTTGATGCGCTTCTCTTCGATCGCTGCCAGCTGATTAAGGACGTTGTTCTTTACTGGACCGTCGGGGAGTGTGGCAAGGAATTCCTGTTTTGGAGCCACTATCTCGTTAATGTCGCCGCTGGTGGCGCGGGCGAACGGAACAATCCCGCCATACGGTGAAACCGCAATGCCAGGGGTGCTGGCCAATAAATTAAGCAACTCGTCATCACTGGCTGGCAGTTCACCGGTAAACGCAAGGCGGAAATCATCGAGCTGGATTGGATCGCGAGTGAGATCACTGTAGAGATAACGCAGGGTGTCCTGATAGCTGGTGGAGTCATAACTGGCGCTGGAATCATGCGTAACCAGTTTTCCTGTCAGCTCGTCAGAAATAGCGCCATCCAGCTTAATTGCACCACGGAAAGCAAACCAAGCGCGCGCACCGCTTCCTGATAATTTCGCTATAGGACCGCGACCGGGGTTACCAAAACGGTCAATCTCTGCCTGCAAACGGGATACCAGAGAAAGGCGCTGCTGTTCGATTTGTTCAGCACTATGCCCGGCGGCCTTCATGTCCTGATATTCAATTAACATCCGGCCAATCATCGCCCCGCGATACAAGCGTTCACGGTATTTTTCAGGCTGGCTGTTAATCCAGTCCACCAGCTGCACCATATCGTCGCTGATTGATGTGGTGTACTTATCGCGGACATTTGCCATCTGGGTAAATGTCATGCCGAGACGGCCTTCTGTTGTAGTCAGGTTACGCTGAAGAGCCTCCCAGCTATCCGCGCCATAACTGGCAGCATCGATCTTAAGTTCCTTCCCTGCATCAGCTTCAATCCAGCGACCACCAGCATATTTTTGCCATACGCCATTAATCAGGCGCATTTCCCCTTCACCAACAACGTCTGCGGTCGGTGACGGTTCAGCCATATCGAGCAAAGACCAGTCGATACGGCTTTCGAAACGATGAATCAGCTTCGCTTTAAGAGCCTGGTTATCAATCTGACCGTCGGCACGAACCTCAATACGCCCCTGGAAGCCCTTTTCCTGGGTGCCATGAACAAACCGGCGGCCATCCTTTTCAAACCACTTGCCAGAAATAAACGTTGACCAAAGCACATTTGCCGATTCGAGAGTGCTTTCATCCACCAGGGGGATTTTCTCAGCCATCTCTGCCGGATGTTTGCGCATCAGCACCACATCTACGACCGTACTGGTCCCGTTAGCGTCAAAAGTACCGGTAGGCAAGCGGTGGGCACCAAGAAATTCAGCTTTCCGTGATAGGCGCAGGCGTAACCGCTTCATGTTTGAACCTGAAACAATGGACGGCGGCACAATCACGCACATGAATCCGCCTGGCTTTATCTTGTCCAGCATGCGGAGCATGAAGTAAGAACCCATGTCCGTTTCTTCTGCGTAAGGCTTATCGATGTTGCGTGTGTTATCACGACCGCCGAACGGAACGTTACCCACAACATGGTCGAATGAATCGTTAGGCGTGCTTACAGCCAGTTGTTCGAACGGAGAAATCTGTACGCTGTCTTCCGGGTGCAACAGCTGGTTTATACGACCGGAAACACTGCTGATCTCAGTCGCGGTCATCACCGTACCAACCGGTTTTGTCTCATTAAAAACGCCGGTTCCCGCCGATGGTTCCAGAGTGTTACCTACGTCCGCGCCGTAGAGCTTCATGATCTCCCAGACACCTTCAGCGATCGGCTTTGGTGTGTAATATTCGGAGACGGACCCGCCAATGCCGCCTTCGCCGGTGTACCCAGCCAGGATCTGGCGCTGTTCATCTGTCAGTGTCGCGCCGTCCACCAGCGAATTAAGCAAATCTATCGCCTTCTGATTCGCCTCCCGGCGTAGTCGGTCATAGCTTTTGCCTTCCACCTTTTCCACGCCGTATCTAATCGGCGCTCGGTGAGATGTTATTGCCCTAATGTATTTCAATATTTCGCTGACACTTGAACAGCGAAACACCCCTATAGATAGCTTGTTCATTGGTAATCCTTAACAAGTGACTAGTGTTAAATTCCGTTCAAACACGATGCGAATTATTCTAATTAAGGTGCAATCTTGGCAGACAATAAAATCACGCTATCCTCGGTCAGGAAGGCGCTGGCGGGGGTTTTTAAAGACAACGGAGAACGGGACAACATCCTCCTGTCCGCGCTGGCTGTGCACGGCGGAAGTGGGTATTTGTTTTCTCGCGCAGGGGCACCGGTACAACTGTCCGGCTTCTTAGGCGGCAAACCGGGCGATAGTGGCATGGCTGGCGATGGGCTGGTGGACGGAAGTCGCTTTATCTTTGATGAAGTTCAACTGCCGGAAGACCGCTTGCAACGCTATCCGCTACTCGAAGAGATGGCGGTTTACAGCACGATCGCCACCGCGCTGAACATCCATATTACGCACGCGCTCTCTTTCGATAAGAAGACCGGGCAAACTTTCTCTATCGTGCCGGTACATCACGGAAACGATAGTGACTATGACGCCGCGCAGGCGTTGTGTGACGAGCTGATGAACGACATCGGGCGAACCATCAACAAAGAGGTCGCCGGGTGGGCATTTATCATGTCTGTATTTGGGGTGGCTTATGTCAGGCCATACGCCAAAGAAGGCATAGGGATCACGTCTTTTGAGTGCTCCTATTACACCCTTCCGGGCTTCATCAAAGAGTTCGAGGTCAGCGGCAACCTGGCGGGATTTAGCGGCGATTATCTGAAGGACGCGTCAGGGAAAATGGTTTTCGCCGATCCGTGGGCCATTATCCCTATGAAAATCCCCTACTGGCGGCCTAAGTCAAACCTTATGCCTGTGCACACTGGCCATAAGGCTTACAGCCTGCTGGATAATCCGGAAGAGCGCACACCGATTGAAACCCAGAATTACGGGACCAGCTTGCTCGAATACGCCTACGAGCCGTACATGAATCTGCGTTCGGCGATCCGCTCACTGAAGGCAACGCGTTTTAACGCGTCGAAAATTGACCGAATCATCGGCCTGGCGATGAATAGTCTGGATCCGGTAAAAGCAGCCGATTATTCACGCACCATTACTCAGACGCTTAAACGAGCAGCTGACCTGATGGAAAAGCGCGCACGCGGCGCGAATAACATGCCTACGGTGACCAATACTCTGCTGCCTATTATGGGCGACGGCAAGGGACAGATGACTATTGATACTCAGACCATCCAGGCTGACATCAACGGCATTGAAGACATTCTCACCTATATGCGCCAGCTGGCGGCAGCACTTGGCCTCGATTACACCCTCCTGGGGTGGGCAGATCAAATGTCCGGCGGGCTTGGTGAAGGTGGATTCCTGCGCACGGCAATTCAGGCCGCCATGCGCGCCTCATGGATCCAGCAGGGCGTAGAAGAGTTCATTCAGCGGGCTATCGATATTCATCTTGCTTTCAAGTACGGCAAGGTATACCCGGAAGGTGATCGCCCGTACAAAATCGAATTCCACTCCGTTAATACCGCTCTGCAACAAGAGCACAACGACAACCGCGACTCGCAGGCGAACTACGCCACCATCGTTACGCAAATCCTCGATGCCGTCAGCAATAACAGCGTCCTCGCCAATTCCGATGCATTCAAACGTTACCTGTTCAGCGATGTGCTGGAGATTGACGAAAAAATCTCTGAAGCACTGGTGAACGAACTGAAAGCGAAAAGCGAGGACGACGATCACCTGATGGATTCCATCATCAAAACACCGCCACAGGAACTGGCGCAAATCCTTGAATCGGTCTTTAAAGAGGGAAACGATAATGACTGATGTTTTGAAAACGGTCACTGACCGCTTTTGTCTCTATAGCAATGCTCGAAAAGGTCGCCAGAACGGGCGACAGTATGTATTAAGCGCGGTAAAGACCATGCTTGAAAGCAAGGAAACTCAGGAAGGTTTACGCCTTGGTGAGCTTTTCGGCTATTACGGTCACGGTCGCCGACAGCTGACTGGCAAACTGGAAGTACCAGAAACCAGCGTGATCATGGTGGAAGGTCGCCCGGTCGTAATCGACAATGTTCCGGCGTGTCGCACAGTGGCTATATCTGTTGACGACAACGGCATCGTTACCCATACACAGGAAATTCTTAACACAGAGCCGGGTAAAATTGTCGCCGCGATGATCGAAAGCCGAGCTGGTGGCTGGAGCTGGGCCACTGGCGGGCGCGAGTCCGGGAAAATCGCTGTAACCACCAGCTTCCATGGTGTGGATTATGTGACAACGCCGAACTATATCAGTCTGGATCATCCTGCCAGCGCCGGAATGTTTGAAAGCGCGGATTCTAAATCTCTACTGGCAGAGTCCCTGGCGGCGCATGGGTACTCCGACGAGTCAGTGCAGGCAGTTATATCCCATTACGGCAAAATGGCTGAACTGGAAATGATGGTGGAGGCGACAGAGCGTACGGCAGAACTGGAAACCGCACTACTCGAAAGCCAGGGCCGCCACCTCGAAGCAATGGCCAAGATCGCAGATGCTGAAGCGCGAATCGCTTTGCTGGAGGAAACAGCGGGTATCCGCGACGATGTGCTGGCAGCAATGCAAGACGAACTGGATAACCTCCCGATCTTCGTCTCCGCCGCCCAAAAAGACGCATTCCGCCTCAAAGAACCTGGTGATGCAAAAATCGTTGCCACACTTTTCGAATCTCTGATCAAAGTTGGCGCACGCAACTTGCCTGTCACCAGGAAAATTAAGGAGGTTCCGCAAGCGGCTAACGTCCAGGCACCGCGTGAGACAAGCATCATCACGTTTAATAATTCAATCAATCCGTTCAAATAACCACCAAAAATAACCCCGGCAGCTGCCGGGGTTCTCGTTAACTATTATCACCTTCGCCTGCGTGCCATATATTTGCGCACCGCGCGGCCTGGACAATCTGAAGCTGTTTCTTTCTGCTGCATCAATCTCGCAGCCATGCTCAAAAATGTCAGGCACAGCCGAAGCCCGGCATACAATAGCGGTTCCAGTGGCCACGTCTCATTGAGCACATATACCGCCATGAAAATCGAGTCAAAAACTATCGCCGCCAGCGATAACTTCATTGTCGAAAGTCGGCGGAGCTGCCGGAGTTTATTCATTGACAAGCCCCGTCAGGCAAAGCTGGCGTTCTTTTTCACGGCGAATCTTTAAACCTCGCAGGGGCACGCCGTTACTGTTCACGAAATCAGGGAGATGGTTACACATATTCACCCATTCCCCTTTCTGCGCCCACTTGTGGATGGACGTTTCTACTCGCATGCCTCGCGCTTTGCTGTAGTAGGTCCGTAAGCTATTGCATCCCATATTGAATGCCGCGCTTGTCATTGCACTGAAGGCATTATCGGGCATGTCTTTGCCCCGGAAGTGCTGATTAATACAGCGTTCAGCGATCAGGATATTCTTTTCCCAATCAGCGGCGATTTGCTGGTCGGTTTTTCGCACACCCGGCGTTACCCCGTGTGTATTACCGATCCCGTCAGTCCATACCCCCGCCGGGCACATGTATGGATCACGTCGGCAACCTTCAGCGTTACCAATCAGCTCAAGCCCCGCCTGGTTGGTTCGCACATTGCCATTACCCATCACGATGGTAATCATCACCGCGATAGCGCAAATTGCACCGCCTCCTGCGGCTGTTTTTCCCTTCATAAAGACCTCATAAGCGAATTTTTTACGCTCCAGGACAAACACCCATTCACAGCCAATACCGACTGACTCGATCCCTTTAGAAGGCACAGGATAATGCAAATCACTTGTTAGCTACGTTTCAAAGATATACATTATTGCTCTAATTAATTTATTTTATTAGGTAATATAAGTGGCACAACGCGGTGTAAACAAAGTCATCCTGATTGGTACCCTGGGGCAAGACCCGGAGATCAGGTATATACCAAATGGCGGAGCGGTCGGAAGACTCAGCATCGCAACGAATGAATCATGGCGCGACAAGCAAACGGGCCAACAGAAAGAGCAAACAGAATGGCATAAAGTCGTTTTGTTCGGAAAACTTGCTGAAATTGCGAGTGAGTATTTACGAAAAGGTTCTCAGGTCTACATCGAAGGGAAACTTAAAACCCGTAAGTGGACAGATGACGCCGGTGTAGAACGTTACACGACGGAAATTATCGTCAGCCAGGGCGGCACCATGCAAATGATCGGCGCTCGCCGCGACGATTCACAATTCTCAAATGGCTGGGGGCAGTCAAACCAACCTCAAAACCACCAGCAATACAGCGGTGGCAGTAAACCTCAGAGCAACGCCAATAGCGAACCTCCAATGGACTTTGAAGACGATATTCCATTTTGAGAGGGCTGAAAGTTGCTCGATTACTTAAAAATAACTTTACCTAATTGGTGTAAAAAAATGGGCGCAACAAAGCGCCCCAACAATAGAGTTTCAAATTAATAAAAAGGTAATAAATAACATGAAGTTAAATTGAGAAGAGGCAATTTTATTGCCTCTTCAAAGGTGGCATGAGGGTGCCACCTATATGCGGGCAGTGACATCACTCCCTTCCCGCATATTCTTACCTACCAAAATTAGAATTGGTAGGTCATACCAACAGCAACGATGTTGTCGGTTGCAACCTCAGATCTTTTGGTAAATTCACTTTCATCAATCAGGTTGATCTTGTAGTCAACGAAAGCGGACATATTTTTGTTGAAGTAATAAGTCGCACCCAAGTCGATGTATTCAACCAGATCCTGGCTGCCGAACGCACCAATATTTTCACCGCGAGAGTGCAGATAAGCGATGGACGGACGCAGGCCGAAATCAAACTGGTATTGAGCAACAGCTTCAAAGTTTTTCGCCTTGTTCGCGATAAAGTCATCACCGAAGACAGTCATATTCTGAGTTTCAGAATAAGTTGCAGCCAGGTAAATGTTATTTGCGTCATATTTCAGGCCAGTAGCCCATACTTCAGCAGTTTTACCAGAAGCATTCAGAGGATCCTTTTTAGCATAGGATACCTGCCCATCAGTACGATCAGATTTTGCATAGGTTGCACCAACGCCAAATCCTTCATAATCGTAAGTAGCAGACAGACCAAAGCCATCACCATTAGATTCAACTACGTCACGGCCTTTCCAGTTGTTCACTTTTGCAGCACTATCATTTTTACCTTGATACTGCAAAGCAAAGTTCAGACCATCAACCAGGCCGAAGAAATCATTGTTACGGTAGGTGGCTACGCCAGTAGCACGCTGGGTCATAAATACATCGGTCTGAGTCCAGGTATCTCCACCAAACTCAGGCAGCACGTCAGTCCAAGCGCCAATATCATAAGCTACACCATAGTTGCGACCATAGTCGATTGAACCATAATCAGCAAAACGGAGGCCAGCAAATGCAAGACGAGTTTTATCTTTATCAGAGCCCTCAGATTCAGTACGGTTACCTTTAAATTCGTACTCCCACTGACCAAAACCGGTTAACTGGTCATTAATCTGAGTTTCACCTTTGAATCCCAGACGAGCATAAGTCTTATCTCCGTCATCACTAGCTGAAGAAGAGAAGTAATGTTCTGCGTTAACTTTGCCGTACAGATCCAGTTTATTACCGTCTTTGTTGTAGATTTCAGCTGCTTGCGCAGACATTGCCATCAGGACAGATGCTGCAACCGCAGAGAGTGCCACTGTGATTTTTTTCATTTTTTTTGCCCTTTAGATTGAACTTTTCAGTAGAAAAGAAGTCACTGCGGACAAATGTTTATCTTTTTTGGATTCGTGTTTCAAGTTTTGCAAATAAAAATCAAGGTATTTTTGTGATCAAAATCACAAATAATAGCCTTGAAAACCCAATGGACTATTAGAAAAAACTCAATTCACAGAATAAAAATTGACAAAATAGATCAAAAAACAATCAAAAATAAGCACAAAAGACAAACAATTAAATTATCACAAAAATAATAACTGTCAAAAATAGATAGCCTGTTAATTAACAGGGCTTTAATGGATGTAGACTTGAAATCTACTTAAAAATTAGAATCAAATTAATTACTGCCGATTGGGTATTAAATTGAATCTATATTGTGAGAGTTAAAGACGATGTGTTTTAGTTATAAATGTTATTCCCTAAAATGGAGCGGTCTCATCGAATCCTGATTAATAACGAGCTAAGCTAATTCATTTTAGTATGTGTATATCTTTACCCTCTGAATATGCAATAAAGAAGAGATATTAAACAATATGTAGCTTCAGGATTGACTCTGGAAGAATTAAAAGATCGACTAAAGTGTTCAATATGTGGTGAGCGAAACGCAAAAATTAATTTTTTTTGATCTAACATATTAGGTAACGGCTTGCTTCCATAACCTAAAGCAAGCCACTACGCGTTTACTTTAAGTACACAATTAACATATCAGAACAGATTATTTTTGCACAATCAGGGAGTTAATATACGATCTGGTCTACATGATCACCAAAATCATCATCGTCGTCGTCATCATCGCCACCATCTACTGCTGGCCAATCAACAAACCAGCCAGCGTAAAGATGCAGCGTTCGGAGAACATCACTTGCGGGAGCATCAAGGGTGTTAACGAATCCCATATAGCTATTGGGATTTGCCCCAGCTATGGCTTCAGCGATCATGTCCTCGGTAATGTCACCGGAGATAATGCTTAAACGCCCGGAAACTTCTTCATTATCATCAAATTCGATAATGGCATCTCCGCCTAATGGCGCTGCGATTTTAATCTGCATTATTTAGCTCCTTTGCCACACCTAATAACAGTTCCAGCAATCCGTCACCATTCATCAGTGATGCGGCAGCGGCCTCTTTGTCATGATACAACTGAAGAGCCATAGAGAATACTTCCGTTGCTGACGTTTTGGAAATAGTCGGTGATTTCTGCCGAATTTTCCCGGTGTTACTTACTGAGGCTGGCGGGTATACCTTCGCCATATAAATATTACTCAATCGAGATCTGAAGCACCATTCAGGCTTGCCACGCCCACCGATATTAACGAAAGATGGCTTATCCCCTTCAACATTGGCCTTCAGGAATGACCGGGCTTTCTCTAACAAACCAGGGTTACTGTACTCAAGATGATGACCCAGCTCGTGCCACAGTGCACTTGCATTTTCATCGTTCAAATTGACAGCAACAACACCATTAAGATTTGCATATGCCCTTCCCTGGTGGTGAACCACCTTTGATAAGGTCGAAATTTTACCGCCGGTCAGGCGATAAATATCAGCAAGTTCCTTGCGCAGGTCTATCCCACCATTCTGTCCAGCGCGGGCTTCTTCCACTTCTTCCGTGATAAAAGAGTCGGCCCACTCAAGAGCTTTTTCTTCAGATACGGATGAGTTTGCGATCGCACTGTTCATGGCAGATAACACTTTCTCGTGGACCGAACCCATTCTTCGCTGATTCATTTGCCAGCGTGTCTGCGGGTTATATGAGAATCGCTTAAGTAGTTGGTCAAGCTGCTCAAGTTCTTCTTCGCTGACATACTTTTTAGCCTCACCAATAATGCCGGGGAGAATATTGCCGTTAGGATTAAACGCTCGCGAAAGGAAGAGTTTCAGCGCCCCCATGCCCTCCGATGCTTCAATATCACCAATAACACGGTTAACAATGGCCGCACTCTTCGGATTAGCATCCGCCAACGCTCTGGCTACGATTTGCAGTGACGATACGACCTCACGCTGCATATCAGTCCTGATCTCATCAATAAACTCTGGCGTTATGCCGTGCTCTTTAAGGATATCCCTGCCTTCCGCCGTTACCCCATCGATATCACCGACATGTTTATTAACCTGACTTTGCAATGCCTTAAATGCCTTCAGAATTCCACGGGCATCATCAGCTTTACTAACGGCCTTCCTGAATGCTGGCAAGAAGTCAGAGTTAACCTCATTTTGTTGATCGGCCCACTGAATGGAGGCTTCTTTCATCTCGTCCAGAGTCAGATCACCCAACGCGGTATGGTCTGTGAATATGAGCGACAACCTCTGAACCATTTCTGCCAATGGTGATGCCGTATGCGCCGCGCTAAGGAATGCTTTCACCCTGGTTGGGCGAATGGAAAACCAGTCAATAGCTGGTGGCATATCTCCGTTTTTTATCGCCTGCGCTATCTCGTCAAAGCCATCGCGCCCAAGGGAGGATGCGTGATTTAACAAGCCGCGAAGTAACGAATTGCTGATACCGAATAATCGGCACCATTTTTTCACGTCGGCAACAGGCATTCGAACAAAATGCGCAAGCACTTGAACAAGCTGTTCATCCTGGGGATCTGTACGGGAAAGCAGCCTGATCAGATGAATAATGTCTTTGGTGCCGGATGCCCGATGCAATAGCAAACTGGTATATGGAGCAACGCCGTTGTAACTACCGCCGGAAACGGACTCGAAAAGACCGCCGGATATCCCTTGCATGCCTTCGTTTTCCAGTTCCTGAGACACCTGGCGAAGGATATCCTGTAACGACACATCACCACCGCCAAACATATCCCCCAGCGCCTGGCCCTGGTGCTGTAACTCATCATTGATACGTTGAGCCATCAATTTAAAGGCGGTGGCCATACGCTTCGCGCTACGGTTATTCGCGACGATGAACAACGCGAGAGCTTTCACTTCCGGGGCTGTTTCGCTGAACATATCCCCCTGAGCAATAACATCGTTAATATGTTGGCCTGACTCCTTCGATTGCCTTACCAGGTCTACCGCATCTTTCAATGCCGCCAGCGCCTTTTTATCGAGGCTATCCGCTGTTTCAATACCATCAACGATAGTTGTCACAGCCTGCTTGTGCGCTTCTCCTGATAAAGCCTGCATCTGGACAAAATCATTGGCTGCCGCATTAAGCGCCGTCAGAACATTACGCATATCCGGATCAGGTTCTTCTGCAACCATTCTTACCAGGCGCGCATCCTTATATGCCTTGGCAAAGATCGCGTTTTGTATACGGTCAACAAGTTGTCGTGTTGGTCGCCCATCTTCCGTTACAAGGCCAGCAGCCTGTGTGGCACCAACTTGCGTCATGAATCCGCGAATAAACGCGTCATTACTGCGGCTAAGCAGATCTCCGCTTTCTGATGGGTTAAACAGCGCCATCATCGCCGGAGTTATGCTGTCGGCATCAACAAAAGCCTTTTCACTGGCTGCCATTTCCTGGAGATCAGAAATATTTGAGTCCTTGGCAAACTGAACACGGTCAACCTTCGTTAACCGGCGGCGCACCAGTACCGGAGCCGTCATTGATTCAACCTTTTCAGGTCGTATGCCGAATTCGGTCGCATGTTCAATCAGGTACTCACGATACCGATCCGCATTGCCGTCCTGATAGGCTTTGATGATCCCCATGGTCCGTCCATTACCTGACTCAACGGCATTGTCCTCACCAATTATCGGCGCGCCATGGCTGGATAAACCGGAATCGGTAAGCTGAGCAGGCCGCAAATCCTTGGATATCTGGTTGACCTGAAGAAGGCTGGATGCGCGGGTCCGGTCGCGCGGCTGAAGTTCCTGGGGATAGTCCGGATTAATTTTCCCGTCCAGAGTATTGGATACCAAAAGAGCTGAGGCATCGACGATATCAAACGCTGTTTTTACCTCGTCTCCCTTCGCTGTCACCACATACGAAACCCGCCCGTAATCGGGCAGGTTTTTTAGCAGCTCGATCAGCGTTTCTATGCTGGTGGCCATCACCACCTGATCGCTTAAGCTCATCCCTGTTACGCCTTATGCTGCCTCTTTAATGTTAGCGGCTATCCATGCCGCCGTGTGTTGTTTAACCTGGTCCAGATCGATGTATGTGCCAACATATTGACTCAAGTCCTGCAACGTACCGATAAATGCATCGGTGCTCTGATCGACGAATTTATCAGCCAGGAAATCAGCAACCAGTTTTGGCACACCATCATGTACCGAAGGTTGTTTTTCCTCGCCACTACCGCCGCCGGACGCGCCGTACCCCATCTGTTGCATGATCTGGTCAATTTCATCGCTGATATCCAGCAACTCCATGCCACTCGCGGTAGCCGCTTTGGACATCAGAGCATCCAACTTATCGCTGAGATCCATTAACTCAATAGCTGATAGTGTCATGCCGCTACCCCCGCTTTCTGGATTGCTACCAGCAGATCAGCCAGGTGGCGAGCAGCGCCATTAACCAGCTCTTCGTTTTCCTCAAAACGCCCGGCAGCCTGAAGGGCTGCAATCGCTTCCCGGACATTGCCCCGGGCGTTACGGATCTCCGCCATGTCAGTGCTTTGCATATCCATCACGTTATTGAGATATTCAATGGCTTTATTAGCCTCTGCATCTGCTTCGCTAACCGTTTCATCAGGCTGTGCCGGGGCCGGTTCTGGCTGAGTAATCTCACCGACTTCGGCCTGCAATGCATTGATCATGCTCTGCACCATTTTCTCGGTGCCAGCGCCACCCGGAAACGCAATATTGGGGAAAGTTTTTTGAAACTGAGTTTTCAGCATTACGCGGAACTCGTCTGGTGAGCTGGTGGCCAGATCCAGAGCTTTTTGTGCATATTTGCCAAACGGACCATTAGTAAGTGTCTTCGCCAGGAAGTCGAAAGAATCCTCGCGAGGCAATAACTTCAGGTCGTACTCACTCATTTGCTGATCAGAAAGCGGGGTATCGTAAGTAGCAATGCCGTAGCGTGCATATTCATAATACGGGTCACCTTCATCAGGGCGCGGCAGAATTGCTTTGTTGCCTTCAGGTATTGCGCCAGGGGCCGCCGGACGCATTTGCAAGGCATATCGATATGCACCTACAGAGACTTCTGGTTCAGGCGAAGAGCTACCGGTATCCTCCGCTGGTTCAGGTTCGACGTTTTCCGGTTTATGTTCTTCTGGTTGGACCAGATATTCCGATACATTACCCGCTTTATAGGCTTTAAACAGCTTGCCGATCGCATCTGCCATGTCCACACCCTGTATGGATTTAGCCTTGATCATGTACACGCTGCCATCCGAATCGGTTAACTGGATATACCCTTCGCCGTCCTCAATGAATTGCTTCATTGATGCTCCATTACTGAGCGTCACTTCCCCGTTCATATGCATACGATTTTTGATACTGGCAAGGCGATCCGTCAGCGCGCGCGAGTGCCCACCAGTCATCCCCGCTGGATCAATGGTATCGCGCCCACCTGTGCGATTGAGCTGATCAATCTCCGTCTGCAAACGCTCATTCTCTTCATAAAGAGAATCCGCTTCCGATGCAACAGCGTTAATTTTCTGCTCCAGATCTACCTTCTGCCCTTCTACCGCTGCCACCTGATCCGCGAGGTCGCTCATGGCATCCTCTTTCTGGTCACTGTCAGCCTGTAGTTGGGTTATTTCATCAACCAGGGCTTTTTTCTTCTTCTGCGCACGCTGGAATTTTGCCGAGTTTTTCTCTGCAAGGTTGGCAAGTTTCATGGTGACCTGCGCCAGCGTCATATCACGTCCACTCATCGGAGCAACGGTGTGAGTAACGTCTTTTTTATTCAGTAAGAACTGGAAAGCAACCAGCGTATCGCTATTGGTGATCCGGTTTTCCGCTGTCGGGCTATGAAACAGAATGCTGATAGTCTGACCATCACTGAGCGGAATAATGGCTGGCAGGACCGGCAGCCCGTTAACGTTACGTGCCCGGCCAATTTCAGCACCGCCGATCGCGCGCGCACCGCTCTGGGCCACCTCCCCCGTTTTATCACTCCCCGCAGAGATTCCGGTACCATTCAGCTTCTGGTTCAATGCCCGGACAAATGCCTGCATGGTCCGGTGTAACTGCAAACGAGTAGAACTAATCGCCTCCAGTAAATCCGTAGCACACCAGTGGATCGGCGTGTCATAGAAGAACGTAGCCTCGATTTCCTCCAGGGTGTTGGATTCCGTCATCAGATAGCGGTCCTCACCGGCCATTAATGCGCGATATTCATCATCAGTCACTGGCGGGGGAAGCACGTCAAGCCCAGGCTTGATCGTCACCCCTTTATTGATATTTAACTGTTCCATGTTAATTTCCTGCTTTCAGTTGCTTAAGACGACGTTTGAGTTCGCCATTCCGTGCCTTTTCGTTATTGAGTCGGCCCGTCTCCTTATCCAGCTTCGCCCGCAAATCAGTGATCTGCTGTTGGTTGAAAGACACCGAATTCTGCGCGGACTTATAAGCGGCAACCACCTGAGCATTCCGCTGTTTTGCTTCTTGCAGGCGCTGAAAGTTGGATTTAACTGCCGGTTTCTTGTCTACCGGATTGGCAACACGCTTCGCTTTGGCGATCAGTGATTTCTGGAATTTTGCGGAGTTTTTGCGGGCCGCCTGTCCCATGACGGTACCAAGCGTCTTGATATCCGGCGACTGAGCGTTAGGAATAGCTTTTCCATTCAGCTTCACAGACGATATATCGCCAGTATCGTTTACCTGTATGGCAAGAATTTGTCCGTCGTTAAGAACCAGCTTTGCGGTTTTAACTTTAACGCCATCTTTCGTTGTTGCGCGGTTGCTGGAGTCAACCTCAATTACCGTAACACCGGTTTTATTGATCGCCGCGATAAGGGATTTCAGCCCCTTTTCATTAACCTGGTCAAAATCGACCGTTGCATACTTATTTTTCGTCATCTGACACATCCTGTGCGAGATTTATTACGTAACTTCTGCGGATTTGCTGAGTAACAGGGAAAATCCGATACAACGGGTTAATGAACGAGTCGCCATGCGTAACCATGACGTTGAAATGCCACAGTCGCTCTCCTTTACCCATATATTCAGTGGGTATGTACAACCATTCACTGTTTTCGCCCTGTTCAGCCGACGTCAGACAACGTTGTTCACCTTCAATCACTGTCGTCGGCTTCTGAACATCGCGGATCCAATATCTGACCGTTGCGCCGCGCAAAAACGGGAATTTAGACCGGTACTTGAACGGCACCCGGATGAAACCCGGTTTAATTTCCACATCACCAAGTTCTAAATGCGTGATGTCCTTGCGTTTTAGCAAATAGCGATCGGCTAAGGCTAACGCAAGAACGCATACACCCCAGCCAATCATTTCCCGCCTCCCTTTTTCACCAAACTTGTAAGAACATTCAGAATGCTATCGATATTCACTCGTTTCATCCCTGAAATCACCTCATGACCGTTATTGCTGGCTATCGTTACCATTAAGTACGTAATTGATAACTCCCAGCCCTCGTGTTGCCCCAATAGGTACGCCACCGCGCCAGCTGTCACTGCAACAAAGATCTCCGTAACCAATCCCAACAAATTGCCAGACTGGCGACCGTCTCGGACATCCATCAGGAACGTGCCTATCCCACCAATTACTGAAAGCAGGAGCGCAATAGCAACTGGAGCTAATTCCTGTGTGTCAAGCACAAGTTCCCTCCTACGTTGTCAGGAGGTAATGGTATGCAAAGTAACTTCTCAACCGGTCATTTGTTGCTTAAGAGGCATTTCTATTGAGGTACGAATCGATAATCCTTTGTAACTTTTCAAGAATGAGCCTGTTATTGATGCTGCAAATAATAGTCACGCAATTCTGAAGACTTTCATCCATGCCCTTATATTCCGCGAAATACATGCCAATAAAGCCTGCAAGTACGGCAGCAATACACTCGGCCATCAATTGCCTGCATGACGCTTCGTAACGTTTTTCACGAACCCCATTCAGAAACGAATGCACCCCGCCAAGGATGGTTATAAAAAATATGGTTAAATCAAACATTAAAGTAACCCCGCTTTTCAATAAAACATCATTGGGGCACGGTATGCACTTTGTGATTTCCACACACACTGGTTTCTGTTAATTAAAATCCGCAGCTTGCTATGAATAACTATGGTGAGCAGAAAATATGCTAATTGGCTATGTACGCGTATCAACAAATGAACAAAACACTGCTTTACAACGAAACGCTCTTGAAAGCGCAGGATGTGAGCTAATTTTTGAGGACAAGGCGAGCGGCAAAAAGGCTGAGCGCCCTGGGTTAAAAAAGGTACTCCGTATGCTTTCCAGAGGTGATACCCTGGTCGTATGGAAGTTAGACCGTCTTGGGCGCAGCATGCGTCACTTAGTTGTGCTGGTGGAAGAGCTGCGTGACAGAGGCATTAACTTCCGGAGTCTCACTGACTCCATCGACACCAGTACACCAATGGGGCGCTTTTTCTTTCACGTAATGGGGGCGCTGGCAGAAATGGAACGTGAACTTATTGTTGAACGTACACGAGCTGGACTTGATGCAGCTCGCGCAGAAGGTCGAATAGGTGGGCGTCGGCCTAAATACCAGGAAGAAACATGGCAGCAAATGCGGCGATTGCTGGAGAAGGGCATCCCCCGTAAGCAGGTTGCAATCATCTATGATGTGGCTGTTTCCACTCTTTATAAGAAGTTTCCGGCGTCATCATTTCAATCCTAAACCTTGGTTTAAGAGAACTCGGTACCAGCGGTGAAAAGATCCCCCTGTTGAGCACGGCTAACACATGGAGTGCGCGCCAGACTTTCAACGGCGGGATCACCGGGGCGCTGACAGGGAACGCCGACAC